AAATATTTCTCGTCCACGGATGTTTCCAAGATAGCAGACAATGAACACGCGCTCCCTGTTTTGGGGAACGCCGTAGTCTTTGCTGTTGAGAGTGTCCCATTGGAGAGAGTACCCGTACCCCCCCACTTCAAGCAGCAGCCGCGCGAAATCAAATCCGTTTCCAATGCTAAGTAGATTTTTAACATTTTCAATGAGTAGCCATCGAGGTCTATCTTCTTTCTTACGTCCGGCAAGCAGTCGCATAATCTCATAAAACAATCCGCTTCGCTCGCCTTCTTGTAAGCCTTTTTGCTTTCCTGCGACGCTGATGTCCTGGCACGGGAAGCCGAAGCTCCACAAGTCTGCGTTGGGCACGTCATAAGGCTTAACTGTTCGTACATCGTGGCTTTCCCACTCTCCTTCCGTATCGTACATAGCTTTGTACGCTGTCCTGGCGTACTTATCAAACTCACAGAAGCCGACGCATTTATGCCCGGCTTGCTCTAAGCCTAAGCGTATACCGCCTATTCCTGCGAAAAAATCTACAAAGTTCATTGCTTTCTCTCCCTCGCTCCGCATCAACTCACGGGCTTTGCGCAAGCAGTAACGATAGTATTTCAGTTTCTGCTGTCTACGCTTTACCATTTACACCGCCATAATCTCTGCCCACAATAAGGGCAGTAACTCCAAATTGCAATTTCTTGATATTCGGTGTCTAACATCTCGTTACAGTTTTGGCAGACGTAAATCATATTACGCTCGTAACACGCCACTTTCTGTCCTGTTTCGTGCAGATACTTTTTTACAACTTTTGCCTTCATTACGATTACCTTTATTGGCATTGCCTTTTCTTTATCTTGCATCTGTATCTCCTTCGTATTTACGCTTTACCACATCCATATTAACGACCCAATCGCAGCACCTAGTAGAGCACCAAGCATAGCAGGTATGCCGATGATTAGTATAACAGTGATCATGTCGATAATTACGTTTAATGCTTTAGTCATTTTCCCAAAACCTTTCTCCGTGCTCAACACACAATAGCAAATATTTGTGTGCTGCTTCGGCTTCTTGTTGCGTACAATATTTTTGACAATACAAATCTTTATAGATAATTTCATCCGCACTATTCAATCTAAAAAGCATTGTTTCATAAGATAAATTGTAACACCACGGCAATTTAACTGTAGACAGTAAGTACCTTTCTCCGTCTACGGAAAACTTTGTTTTTAAAGAAAAGTCAGCCATTATTCTCACCTCTGTTCGGATTCTGCTTCCAGCCACCTACAGGACGATACAGATGTAAAACATCATATATCCCGCCTATGCCGTGCAGATACTCGCTTTCTTTTGGGTGAATCTGATGTACTTCTTCTTCCGGAAGCCAGAACACGTCTTTAACCTGGCACATAACCTCCCATGACGGCGTTTTATTCGTCGTGCCGCAAAATTTTACGCTTACGTGCTCCCATTGGTTGCCGTCCTGATCAGGCTCAACACCTACAACACACTGCAAGCTCTTTTTGATTCCCGGCAGATGCAGGAAGCCTATTAACACCAAGCCTTCAAAAGCAAAATCATTTTTCTTGTAGGCTTGAAACTTTTCATTTGCTAAAATCTCCTTAGCACTTCTCATTTTAATCTCCTTGCTCCGCACAGTTGCGGATTATTACTGCACTGTTTACATTCCTTATCGCACTCCCAGCAGCATACGTGGCAAACCTCGCTTCTTACGCAGCCGGGGAACGGAAAAGGGCAAACATATTTATTTTTTAGCTTTTTCGTGATTATCGGCTCTGTATCTTTCAAAAAATTTTCGGCAGGCTTTTGAGATATAGCCTTACTTTTGTTAGTTGCCTGCCGTCTAGTTTGCGCAAGGCTCATGATTTTGTGCTTGCACTCCTTGCCACCGCAGCTCATTCCTTGTCGCCGGGCAAGGTTAGATACATCTCTGTAACATTCTGTGCCGCATTCGCAAACACATCTTGCAACAGAAGTCTTCTTTTTAGGTCTGATGCTGATAACGCCTGGTGGATAAATTTCAAGCACTGTCAGCATACCTATTTTCTGCCCTAGCAGATAGCTCCAATCCTTATTCTGCATTAAACCGACTTCCTTTCGCTTTACTTTAGCCAAATAGTGCCATAGCACGATGAGCATCTAAACGCCCATTTTACAGTACCTTTTCTGTCTACAATTTTTGCGCCATAAACAAGCTTTATTTTTTCCTGCTTGCAATGAGGGCAGCACTGCTTGCCTTCGGCTGTTGTTCCAAGTAGATATTTCACTGTTGCCCCTCCGTTACAGTCAGGAATTTTAACACTCTGCCTGTATTACTGATTCTGTATTCTTCCAGGTCATCACGCTTCAGGTACTGCCTTCCATATAGCGACTTCATATTCTCCCATATAAGGAACGGCACATTATAAAAATCTGTCAGATTAAACGATACCAGGATAAAGCACCTTGCTCCTAAAAAGTGATGAACCTTCAGGTATTCTAGCTGGTGCGGTTCAAGTCTGCTTCGCAGCATCTTATCGCCGTCGGTGTGCTTCGCTTCAAAGCACACCGCTAAACCACCTCTAAGCGTCCCCTTGTAGTCGACGCCGCTTTTCTTTGCATAATTCGCAATAAACTGTCCATGCGCTCCATAAGGGCGGATATAATGTACAGGTTCGCTCTGTTTCTCAATCTTTGCAATGCCATGTTCCTCATAATACTGGCATCCTGCGTCAATCATCTTTTCAAAGAATGAACCGCTTGCCTTGCTACGCTTGCCTACAATGATACTTTTAAGCTGATTCATGTTTCTTGTACCCCTTAAATTTCATCCTGCTGAAAGCGTAACGCAGATAAGCTAAGTCCTGAAGCACATCAATGTATTCAAGCTTATCAACATACACCTTGCTTCTTCCCCACGTGCTAATCAGCTTCATGCTAGGATTGTAGGTCTGGTGATATATCGTTTTGTACAAAAAGCAATAATAACCTCTGTTACATATTTCTTTTGACCGTCTTTAGCGTCATAGCTGCGAATTTGCAGTCTGCCTTCAACCAATACACGCTGTCCTTTGCTAAGATAGTTGCCACAGGTTTCAGCCTGTTTACCCCAGATAACCACAGGAATAAAGTCCGCTTCACGCTGTTTGTCTTTGGAATAAGGTCTGTCCACAGCAAGCGTGAACTGAGCAACAACCTTGCTTGTAGAAGTGTATCTTACCTCCGGGTCTTTTGTCAGTCTTCCTAATAAAATGATTTTGTTCATGCTTTTTGTTCCTTTCTCTTTAACGGATTGTCCTGGCAGAAAATTTCGCCGCCTTCTTTTTTGATTTTTGCTTTGATTTCGGCAATAGCTTTATACAGATAATAAACCTCACCGCTGTCATGATACATATTGATATAGAAATTTACTATTGTCGTAAAATATCTCTTATCTTTATCACGATTTGCGCTTTCAGTGATTCTTGTAAGCTCTTTAGCGTCCATAAGTCCCTCCTATAATCCTAATAATTTGTTAGTAGCAGCAAAGCCTTCTGCAACCTTCTTTCTGCGTCTGCTTGCGTGTGTAACTTCTACCGGGTGGCACATCTGCAAAATGCGGTCATAGATTCTTGTTTCCGTTATCGTCTGCGGCTTTTTGATTGCTTCAATCGGCAAATTTGTTGTAATGATTGTAGGCAATCCGCTCCGGCAACGGCTGTCGATGATCTGGAACACCAGCTCCTGAGCAAACTCCGTGCGCCGTTCTGCTCCTAAATCATCAAGCACTAACAACTCAAATTGATTAAATCCGTCAAGATATGCTTGCTTTTGTTCTGTCCCCCACAATGTATTGAACACTCTGCCAAAATTAGTCATTAGACAAGCTACACCTTTATCAATCAGCGCATTGACAACACACGCAGCGGCGAACGTCTTTCCGCTTCCGGAATTTCCATAAAGCAGCAATCCTTTATGCATCCTGCGAAAATCATCGTAGTGCTCAACGAAATTCTTCATTGCTCGCATCGTCCGCTCGTCTGCGCCGTCATCATGGCTGAAAGTCTGTGCCTGAAGCTCACGCTCCGGGAAGCCAGCTTTTCTAAGCTCTTGCACCCTAGCAAGTCGCTTTTTATGTTCCTCACGTTCACGCTCTGCCTGAAGCTCTTCCGCTCTGCACTTGCAGATACAAGTCACAGTTCGTTCAACACCAAACAAGAAACCTCTGCATTGCTTCGGCGTATGGCATTTACCACACATAAGCAATCCGTTTTCGTAATAATCATTTTCGTTTTGCTTATTAAGCTGTGAAGCATTTTTAGCAATGTGATTTACAGCAAGCGTAATCGAATTCTGAACATCATTTGCATTCATGCTATCACCTCACTAAAAATATTTGTCCAGGTCTGTTTGGTCATCCGGCGGTTTAAAATCATCCGGCGGTTTCTTTGGCTTTTGATTGTCACCGCTCGCAAGGTTTCTTGCAACTCCCTCACAATAGGCTATTGACTTCTTGCCTTGCTGCGCTGTTATTGTTACCGCTTGCATGGCTATTAGCTCGCCGTGCTCCTTAGCAATAGCCTGTAACCGCTCTGCAATATATGGTGTTATCGGCGTAACATTTTGATTCCAAAAGGCAACAGGATTATTATCGCTCGTAACATTTTCGTAACTGTTACACGTAACGGCAGCATTTTTATCGTAACAACCACTACTAAAGTTGTTGTTGTTACTCTTACTCTTATTCTCTTTCTTATTCTTACTCTTATTCTTATCCGTAACATCTGTGTTTGTTACATCGTTGTTACGTGTAACATCTTGACTTGTTACGCTTTTGTTACACGTAACATCTTCGTAACATTCCGTAACATCTGTGTTTGTTACATCATTGTTACAAGTTTTGGATTGCTTCTCACGCTGTCTTTTAGCTCTCATTGCTTCCTTGCAGCGTTCACGCTCCTTAAGCTTTGAAAGTTCTTCAGCATTCTGATACTCACTCCAGCCTACAATATAGATATAGCCGTTTTCCTCTATATCTATCATGTTATACTGCTGAAATACTTCTAAAGCTGTTTCTGCAATTTTAGGTTTAAACCCACCAACAGCAGCTAAGGTTTTAGGTGTATACGCTACACCTTCGGTAGCATATACATAACCACCATCATTTTTTTTGCGAGCTAAAGCTAACAGGAAGAACCACATTAATGCCAGGCTATCACCAATCTTCGTATCAGCACGAAGTATCTTTATTTTTTCACTATCGAATACATCGGCGCTAACCTTAAACCAGCTCTCCATGTCGCCCTCCTACAATAACTTCTTCCATAATGGCTGCCGTCTAAGTAACCTTACATATTTCATAAGTGCTTTCTTTCTCATAAGTAGTTCCTTCCGATTCTTTCAACCCATTCTTCCCTACTATGTTTATCTTCATAGCAAGTTTGAGCAAATCGCCTTAACCGCAAGTCTGTTTCCCTGTCTAAATGAGGTCCGAGCCTGCCTTTATGATGCTCATGGCATAACCAGATCGTTAAACCAAGCTTGTCGGAAATCTTTCTCCCGGCTGCTTCGAATATCACATGATGGCGCTCCAGGTTGCGAGTAGCGCCACACATAAAGCACTCCTTTTCGCTTTGCAATATGCTTTTCTTACTCATGCAGTCTGCCTCGTTTCTTCAAGCAGGTTCTTAATAGCAGTGTGCGCAAGCGTGTATTGAGGAATTGTAATCATTTTTTCAAGCTCTTCGATAGTCAAGTCCTTAATGTTTTTGTATGCAGCAAGCGGTCTGCCGTTTTCATCGTGACCATTAGCAACAGTTACAATCACATCGCCCTGAGGAGTAATCTTAACGAATTTATTTCCGGTAGATTGCGGTTGAGCTTTAGGCTTTTGCTCTGTGTTTTTGACTTTAAAATCTTGCTTAGGTTCCGGTGCACAAGCTGAATTTCCGTCATCGTCCTCTTGCGCAAGTCCAAGAGCCGCTGCAAGGCTATATCTTCTAGCATATGTCAGCGTACTGCCAAAACCCTGGGCGTCATTTTTCTGAATAGGATAACTGCTAGTGACTTTAAGAAATTGGCCACTGCTGTGCATGATCATTGTAGTAACAGCGAGCTTATTGCTTTCTACAATTCCTTCGTTTGCCTGGAATATGCTTAAGCCGTTCTTGCTAAGCGGCTCACGTGCTACGTTCAGGCATTCCGCTAAATCCGCATATTTGCTTTTAAAAAACGGATTGTCACAGCCTTTAACAGCATTTTTCATTTCGCCCTGAGCCTTTGCTAAGGCTTCAGCCAAAGCGTCGATTTTCTCGCTCATTTCCATTTAAATCACCTTTCCTTCCTTAACCAGCTCTTCGAGTTTGCTGTGAAGCTTAAGAGTTGTTTCAGCATCCCAGTGACAGCATTCGCGATAACTGCCAACTTTAGGATATGTTTGCATATTTACCGACAAGCTGTTAACGTTATAGCTTAACACATCACCTTCACGCACAGCCTGTTTTTCCTGGTGGTATCCGAAGTGTTGATACTTACATTTGCCATCCCTGGTACAGTGTGAGCAAGTCTTAAAGTCTTTCAACCAGCTCTCTTTCGTCTGCTTGTGCTCACCATGCTTCCTTTTTCTAAAAGCTTCAAATCCTTCCATGCTAAGTCCGCTGCGAGCTAACACAGCGTTGACCTGTTCATTAGTTACCATATACATCCTCCTTTTGAATTCCGAAGCCAAGCTTTAAATCAGCATAGGCTTTAACTACTCTGCCTTGTGCAGTTGTATAGCCTTTTTGCTGAAGCTCTTTGTTCCATTCCCTTATAAGCGAGTAGCCTTTTCCAACGCCTACGCCTAAAAGGTTGGCAATGTCTTTAGCTGTGTAGAATCTGCTTTCCATGTTTGACAACCTCTTTTCCGTATGCTATACTATATATGACCTATTTTTTAAACCGATTTCCTTTCGACTTTATTTATAGGTTAAAGGCTCTCTATTAGCGTGGGGGGTCTTTTCTTTTTGTTCTTCTTCAATACCAATCAACACAAGCAAAGCCTGTGCACCTTCCCGGCATTCTTTTAAAAGACTGTCGCCGAGGTGCTTTTTTTGTACTGTTTTCGCTACCATTTGCGGAAACAACTCAACCACTTCACCGACTTCTTTTTGCGCCCTTAACATATTTACCGCTAAATCGTCAGCAGGAGGAATAAGTCCAAAAACGTCGCAGAACACAATGTTCTTTTGCAAGTGCTGTACACGTAACCACGGTGTACGATAGAGTTTTGACATTGCTAGTGCAATAACATCCGGGCATTGTCGCCAGTCAATCTCATAGTCTTTCAAGCAACTAGAAGAAATCCCTAGTTTTTCTGCCGCCTTAATGCGGTTCAAACCTGCATATTCTCTAGCTGTTTTGTATATATTAGTTTGAGTTTCAGACATCTTAAAAAACTCCTTTATGATATAATACAAGTATGGCAGTTAACCAATCATTATAAATCTGCCATCATTGATTTTTCACTGTGTAGTAATTAACAGTGACTACATCTCCAGGCTGGAGATAACGGCGGTTGGCGGTCAGGTGCTTATTATCTTCGGATACGTTGTACCAAAACTCGTCAAAACAAATTCTTGTTTTGTTGAGCAGGAAATACTTGTCAGCGATTCCATACATGGTTTCGCCTTCCTGTACAACATGAGTGACCGTATGCCTTTGCACCTGGCTGTCCGAAAATCCGCCAACTAAGCTTAAGCAACACCATGCAAAGATAATGCATACACAGATTTGCAATACCTTTTTCATCTTTTTTACTCCTTTGTAGCAATTTCCGCTTTTTCTACCACCGTCAAAATTCTGTAATTTTCATGACGATAGCAAGCCCTGAAGCATTTACATGCTTCAGTTTCATTTTTCTCAGTAAACGTATCAAGTTTTACCTTGCCAGTTTCCAAGTTTTGAAAAACAACTACCCAGTCTTTACATTTATACATCTCTTCATCTCTCCTTTACGCTTCCAAAAAGTAATCAACGCTTACGCCGAAGTATTCGGCAAGTTTTTGTAATGTCTTTAAACTCGGAGTATATTTGCCTTGTTTCCAATAGGTAAGCGACGGAGCGTTAATTCCTGCCTCTTTAGCAATCCTATTAGCCGACAAACCCTTTTCGAGCATTAATTTCTCGAATTTACTATACATTTTTCGCTCCTTTCCTTGCATAAAATAATCTACTGTGATAGAATTATATTAAAGTAATTTAACACTAGCACTGATTTAAAGTGCTTTAATTTAAGTATTAACTTACTATAATTATTATACTACTTTAAAGTGTTTTTGTAAAGTAGTTTAATGAAATTTTTTTAGGATTTTTTGGAGAGTTTTACATGTACGAAAAACTTGCATTACTGCTGAAGCAACACGGTATCAGTGCTTCAAGATTAGCAAAAGAAACAGGCATTAGTGCACCAAGCTTAACTTATTGGAAGCAAGGCAAATACACACCGCAAGCTAAAACCATTCAAGCTATTGCTAATTACTTTAATGTTCCTGTTGCATATTTTTATGATGACACTGAATATGCTTTAGGTATAACAAAGCAGCAAGCGCATGACCTCGGCATAGACACCGAAGCAGTAAAGCAGCAGCTCAACGCCCAGCTTCTCGATGAACAGGCTATTGAGATTGCGAAACAGATTCAGAAGCTCGATGACACCCAAAAGATGGCTATCGAGCAAATTATAAAAGGGCTGTTGCAAGGCAAAGGCAAGGCCTGACTTCCCCTTCGCCAGCATGGCATAATACCTTGCAATCTAAAGGAAGGAGGTTAAAACGAAGTCGATGTCATACCACTAACGAGTATGCACAGCTGATTCGACAATTACCAACAGAGCATGTGTATTTCCTGCTACTCTGCATAGAAATTGCCAACCAACTGGTTGCAAAAAAACAAGCTGAAACTGTAAAACACGGACTCAATGATTCAACTTGATGTTAGGGGGATTCCTTTAGGGAGTCATTTTGTAGAAGAACTACAGCGAAAAGAGGGCGCATATGTCCGTCCTCTTTTTTCGTGTATAGAAGGGAGTCGGTATAAAGTGTTGGACTATCCAATTAAAACTAATCAAGAGTTCGTAACTGATGATTTTATAGTAAAATGGGGCAAACATTATGCAGCTATATTATTATATTCAAGACTCTCACCCAATGGGCATTATAAAATAATGTGGGGACAAAATGACTATTATGTATATGATGCCAGGTCTGAACGATTGTTGACGTGTGGGCATCGTTGCGTAAATTTATACACTGCTTTTATTGCTGACAATGGCTATTTTTCCCTGGAAGAATGGCTAAATGCAAGCACGTTATCAAGCAGAATTACTATTAGGTCTCTTAGTGGTGACTTGATTTATCAAAACGAATTTCCGCTAAACAGTAAAATGTCCCTCCTTTCAGAAAAAGGATTTTTTGCCGCTGTAGCTCTTTGCAATGGTTCAAGTTCCCTTGCAAATAATCTTATTTTGATTGACCTACGAGAAGACGTGGTGAAAGCTGTACCTATTCAAGTAATAGCCGATGCGGATAATATAATAAGCTTTGACACAGACAAGAATATCTTTACTGTTATGACAACAAATAATGTAGCCTACGAATACAGTATTGATGGAACTTTTTTGGACGAGGAAAAGTACACTATTTTTAAAGAATCTAAACTCGTAGGAAAAAGAGCTTTTAAAGCAGCCAAAGAACATCTTAAAAAAATAAACTCTACAAACATTGATGATTATTACAATGTTCTTTCCTTACTTCAACGCTCATTGCAAGACGTATTAATGGATAATGAAAAAGCTAACGTTTACCGTTGCTTAGGCGACATTCAATATCGCTGCGGAAATAAACTGATAGCTTTCAACGCTTATAAAAATGCGCTATCTTTCAATGATAAAGTTGGTGTAAAAACAATATTTAAACAGCTGCAAAAGGAAATATGGACACTAAAATGAAAAACTGGCAAAGACTATTAATCGTGTGCGGAGTTTTAGCAGTAGCTGGTGCTGCTGGAATGACTGGCGGACATTATTTAACACTGATATTCGCATGGTTTACCTATAATTTCTACAAGAATTTTTCTCGAGCTACAGATGCAAAAGAAAAATCTAAGCAGAAGAAGCTATTGATTTTGTTTAGCGTAATCACGTTATTCTTTTGCTATCAAACTTTCTCTTCCAATAGTTCATCATTAAACGTTGCTTCAAATACAACTAAACAGTCCCAGGGAAAGAAAATCGAGCAAGATAGATTTTCTAAAAATATTAGCGATGTTACCGGTCTGCCAGTTGAAGCAGCAAATTCTTTAGAAAAAATCCTCATAACAGATATGAGATTTTCCGATAACTTCAAAATTCAACATGATGAAATGCTTGATGGCTATAAAGACAATCAGAAAACAAAAGGTTATCGTTGCGCAGATGACGGCATTGTAAATGTTATCATCTATCTCACAGACAACAAGATAACTGCTATTCGTCATGATAATTATGATATGTTTGTAGACGGAAAAGCAGTTTTAGGCAAATATGATTTTGTCATTGAACATGAATCGGATTTGCTCACGTTTGCGCGAGAAGATGTAAAACGATTTTTAAAATACCCGGACAGTGCTGAATTTGGTTGGTACAGTGATTGGAAAGCAGCAAAAAATCCAAAAGAAATTATTGTCCAATCGTGGGTAGAATCCAAAAACGGTTTCGGCAATACTGTTCGTCAAAGCTTCCAACTCAAATACACGCCAGACGGCAAACAGCTTACAAGCGTAATCATTGGGAATCAAAGATGCTTGTAACCAAAAACAATAAGGCGAATTCAGTAACAGACTACTTCCCTAGCCTGTTAAAAAATCACTAGCAGGCTTAAAGCCTGCTTTTGTGCTTTTTGAAATAAAAAAGGCTTGAAAAACAGTCTGAACATAAAATTCCAGGTTGCTTTTCAAGCCAGTGTTTTTATACAGTTTATATCACTATTTTAATAAATTAAAAATCTTATCAGAGCTTCATATTTAGCTTATATGAGCATTTAATTTTTACTAATATAAATATAAGTAGAAGCCTTGAAAAGTCGCTTATAAGCTAAATACTAAAGAGATTTTTTGGCGTTTTTGGCAAAAATTACATGAAGGGAGCTGCAAAACATGACAGTAACAAAAAATCCGAAAACAGGAAAATGGGACTGCGCTTTTTGGTATAAAGATTGGCAAGGCGTAAGAAAACATACAACCAAAAGAGGTTTTGATAAAAAGCGTGATGCTGAAAAATACGAAAGCGACATGAGAAACAAAACTCATACACATGATCCGAAATTCAGCGAAGTAATTCCAGCATACCGGGAAGAGCTGGACAGCAAACTAAAACTAGGAGAATTAAAGCAATCTACCGTTGACGGGAAAATCCAGGCATTGGAATATTACGTCCTCCCCTTCTTTGAAAACATGAACGTCGATAAAGTCACTCCGCTTCAAGTTATGCGCTGGCTTGCCTTGCAAAACGAAAAATCAGAAAAAGAACGTCTTTCAAGCAGACTGTTAAACCGCATCCGCTCAGAACTTAACCAGGTCTTTGAATTCTCAAAAAGAAACTTCGGAACAAAAAATAACCCTGTCACTCTTACTGACAGGGTAAAGCCATATTCAAACGATACACGAGCAAAACTGTGGACAGTTGAGCAGTATAAGATTTTCTACGATGATATTGAGATAGCTTCGCATAGAGTGCTGTTTAATATTATTTTCTGGGCAGGCTTGCGAATAGGAGAAGTTCTGGCACTAAAAATCGAGGATATATCGCCATATAAAATTCACGTCGATAAATCACTCATGAGGATAAACAATAAAGACGAATATGTCATCAGCACAACCAAGACAAGAAGCTCCGTCCGTGATGTTGAGATACCGAAATACCTCTATCATCAAATCGTGGACTACATAAGCACACTTTACAAGGTCAAAGCCGAAGATTATATCTTCGACGGCATCAAGCCGACGGCTATCAGAACATATATGCGTTATCACTGCATTAAGTTAGGTTTGCCAAGAATCAGTCCTCACATTCTACGGCACAGTTATGCTTCGATGCTTTATGCAACTACCGGGGATATTTTGGCAGTCGCTGAACAGATTGGTCACGCAGATACAAACACAACCTTTAAATTTTATGCTCACATGATGCCTGAAGCTAATAGAAAAGCTGTCGACAAATTAGAGAGCTTAACTGTGGATAACTCGCCACAAAATAGCGAATTTTAATTTTTTGAACTCATTTTGAACTCAATCAATAAAAAAAGAACCGCCAAACCCCATGAATACTAGGGTTTGGTGGTTTTTGCTTATAGTCCCTTTTACTGATTTTACCAAATCAGCCACTTTTTTTCAAGTGTTTTTTTACTGTATTGTGAATATCTTTGCATTTATTTTTTTCATTTTTTTGGTTGCTTTTATTTTGGAACTCATTTGGAACTCATAAGCAAAAAAAGCAGGCTGACTAAACCTGCTTTTTTGTAGCCGTGTGTAAATGAGATACCGAGATGGCAACAAATTCAAACCATATATATTATAGCATATACTTACAGCGTGTGCAAATAATATAATTATTGTCTTTCCTTTGCTCTCATTTGAGCTACCCATAAGTCAAGAACCTTTCCGCTAGGAGCATCAGGGTCGCACATATAAGCTTTGGCAATCTTGACAAGCGTTCCGGTATCACCGCTGAACGCTGCACCATAATCACTGTACACCATGTTCAGCACATAATACCAGTCAGCTTTATGCTTAATGTTATGTTGTTCTGCAAGCTGAGTTGTTTGCTCATACGTCCAATGCTCACCATTAGTGCCATCGGTGTTCTGCATCTTGCTGACAGCAAGCTTTGCAAGTGCTTCATCGAAATGAGGACCATAGGCTACGCAGTGCAAGTCATACAACGTGCGATAAAAAAGGTCTGGGCAATGCATCTTAAGCTTTTCTAATGCACTGCAAACAATTTCTTCCATTGCTCTCTCTTTTGTATCATCACCTATAATCTTGTTCCAATACTCTTTATAGGAGTGCATAACCACACCTCCTTACGCAAGCTTAACCACGCTAATAGCTGCCCTGTTAATTGTTGCCGCTGCCGTTGCCTGTACCTGTAAACTTGTTATGTTGTTTACTGCACAGCAAGAAGGACGAACACGAATCAGCGTAGTAAAGGAAATATTCACAGCTGTGTCAGCAACGCCAGTAACAATGCTTTCCGCACCATTAATAACAGAAGATGTGCTTTCCGTGGTACTCAGAAGCTGCAAGCCTACATTACCAGCAGCAGCAGGAACAACATCAGCATTTACGCTAACAAGGTACAAGCCACGGATAAGGCTAACACTAGAGCTACCAGCAGGATGTTTAATAGCAACGCCAGTCAGAAGATTATTTATAGGAAAGCTAACAAAAGCATTAGCTGCAACAGACTGAGCAGCAACAGCCGCAGCGTTCAAAGAAGATTTTTCGTAGCAAATCATTTATTTTCACCTCTTTACGCAATCAAGGTATTTTCTTGATACCTTTAAATTTTATCGTTTTTTAAAGCAATAGGGACGGCTTGCACCGCCCCTAATACAGTGCAGTTAATGCACATAACTTATTTTTAGCCTACATTATAAGCGCAGCCGCAAGCACCAGCTACGTTAGCAGCAATGCTCTGATATGGGCTATTCGTAAGATAAGCAGGCTGCGGATAAGGTCTAAGTGTACCGATAAGGGTTGCACTCTGTGCCTGTTGAGATAAATGGAAATTAGCTGTCTGCAAATCCCTATCTCTATCTGCAAGCTTATCTCTCAAATCTTGAATCTGGTTAGCTACCATAATTGCCCTGGTCTTTTCTCCGTCCTCTTTGACGGCGTTTACGATAGCACAAGTATTTTGTGCATTTTCGTAACGTACTGCGTCAATATTTCGGTTAGTTTCGTAGCCAAGAGAAGCAATAGCTTGTTTTTGCTCGCAGCAGCATTGTTGAGCGGCGAAACGATTTTGTGCAATCTCGCTGCCAAGCTGATAGCCAGTCTGCATAATGTCACGTTGTACGCCATTAAAGCCGTTAAGCATAGTGCTGTTCTGAGCGTAAAAACCATCACATAAGCCGTTCTGAACGCCGCGGATACCGTCTTTAATATCCTGCATAGAAAACTGGTCTGCGATTTGATCGCGTGTCATACTGCCATTAGCGAAAATTTCTGCACCCATATTGCCGCGGTTATTCCAATTACCGCCCCAGCCGCCCATAAGAGCGAAAAGAACGATAATCCACATAAACCACATACCGCCGCCCCAGCAGTCACCATAACCATTGTTTCGATTCATGTCCATTACAGGGACAATGTTTGCACCTTCCATGATTTTTTCACCTCCGTAAAAATCTATCTAAAGCTTCATTGCGCGCTTATTGAAGCCTTAAACCAAATTGACTTAAAAATTGATTAAGCTGTTCATCGTTCATGCCTTTTTGTTTGGCAAGATTCCTCACAAGAGTTTGCATCTGCTCTGGCGATTTACCTTGCCCCATCTGCATCGCCCTACTCATTAGTGGATTTTGTCCTGCGAACTGTTGCATTAGTCCCATTGGATTTCCTGCCTGCTGCACCATCTGCATCATCTGGAATATGTTCATCATTCGTCATTCCCCCAATCTGTTCTTCGAGCTTTTCAATGCGTCTTTGCAATGCCAGCACTGTGTTATTGTCAGCGTAGGCAGGAGCTTGCATACCACCGTCCTGCTGAAGCTGATAAACTCTAAAAATCGGCAAGCCGTCCATGCCTATAAGCTTTTCATAAATTTTTCCTTCGGCAGGAGCAGGAAAATATGTACTCGTTCCATCAAGGTCAACTTGCGCTGCTCGTGCTTCTTCAATACTTGTAACAGGTCTGCCTTTGATTTGCTGTACAGGCTGATAAGCATTTGGCTGCGCAGGTGGCATCATTGTCGGCATTGGTTGCTGATACATTTGTTGTTGTTGCTGTTGCAGATTAGCTAACCTCTGTTGCATTTGCTGTGTAGCTCCATAAGGATTGTAATAATTTCCGTACATTTTTATCACCTCACCTATATTTTAAGTGGTAGCAATAAAAACAATCCCTAAAGCTAAAGACACATTCTCCTATGCATTCGGACATAATTTAGACACGATTCAGACAGCAAAAATGAGCAAAAAAAATAATCCCCATTAAGAAAAGCTTTTACACTTCTCTTAATGGGGATTACTTCATTTAGAAAGCACTCGATTAATAGCCTTATACGCAGTGCTTATTTCTCTGTCAACAGTTTTAGTGGAGATGTTCAACTCCATTGCGATTTGGTAATTCATTTTACCATCAACAAATTTCATTTCACAGATTTTCGTTTGTCGTGGCGTTATCTTCGCTTCGTGAAGCACTGCATAAAATGAGCGGCGCGAGCTTTCTGTCATCCATATCCTCGCGCTTTTTAGCAGCTCTTTCATTAAATCACCTTTTCAGTACATAAGCAAGTAGTGCAATCAGACCAATGTTGGCAAGCAACATACCAGCCATGATATAAAACTGCTTATCAATAATCCTTTTGTTTTCAGCAAACAACATTGTCACTACGCCAGCAGGCAAAACTTCCTGCTGAACGGTTTCTTTATCCATCATCTTATCACCTCAATATAACGTGTTCATTAAACACATTATATCACATCAGCAAACAGACAGTCACTAAACAATTTAAGCAAACATTGCGTTTCACTTTAATTCTTCATTGCGGCATACAGTGCGCATCCTGCTATTATGTATGCTATATTGCGCTGTTTTTTAATGCGCTTCTGTTTTAGATTGTACTCTTTTTCTAGCTCCGCTAAGGATTGATTGGCACTCGTCAATAAGCTCTCCTGCTCTTTGACTTTGATTTTCAGCGTCAGACAAAGACTGTTCAGCTCGTCCGACCTCTTCTCTAGCTCCGCTAGCTTCTTGTCTGATGCTCCCAGCTGTCCCTTCGATTGCGTCAGCAGTTTTCTGTAATTCTCGTTGATTCGTTTCAGCTCCGCTAAGTTGCTGTTTAATTTTTGGTACTGATACTCCGTCAGAACGTACTCCGTCACTTCGTCCGAATACCGGGGTGAACCAGCCGAAGCAGTTAGCGGCATAAAAAATACCGCAAGCGACACACACGCCAGCGGCAAAAGCAACGACAATTTTAGTTTTTCTTGTTTTTTCATTCTCCATTATAACCTCTTAGCAATACTGATATTTGTAAAATATAATAAACCTCGTCAGACGCACAAATTTCGCCTACAAGCGATTTTAGATTCCACCACGATAAATCATAAGCGGCACTATTTTAAAAACGCTTATAGGCGATGTAATTTGTGTGTGATTTTTGTTCAAAACCGTAAAATTATAGCCTACTTGTAAGATAGATATTCAGAATGATTTTAGAGTGCAAAATAATGATGCAACGCACCCAGTACAAAACCTGCAACTAAACCAACAACAAATTTCTTGTCAATAACAAATGCTTTCAGTTCTTCCATTGTATCACCTCCAATCATTATAAAATGTGTCACCGATTGTTTACGCAAAAAAATTACAGAAAATGCTACACGTATAGGAGAGGGAATAACTAAACCTCTTGTCGGTGACTATATCTAACACGGTCGAAATCGACCAGGTTAAATCATCTTCCGTTTCCTGCTTTGCCGTAGGCAGGAATACCATAAGGAGTAGTCAGGTCAATACCTGCTACATACTCATAAGTAGTCTGCGCCCTGTTGGCGTAACCAGGTCTGTATATTTCGCCAACGTCGGCCGCAATCCAATAGTAATCCTTAAAGAGGTTATAGAGTGCTTCCAAGGAACGCAGGTCGACGTGCATATATCTGTTTGACAAAAAGCGTTTAACTACCCAGGTAGATGTAGGACACCACATACCAGCGTAAATTAAACATCTAGTATCATCCAACGTCGGCACTTGCTGGAGTGCATCGACATATTGCAGGCAGTCACGGGATAACTGATCTAATTGCGCCTGTTGTCCTGCTTCACTTCTCAACAGTTCTTTCAGCATTGGTAGTTCGCCGCTTGCCTTAATATCAATATAGGTGCGGTCCGCAAATTCTGCGCCGCCGGGGATAGCTCTCAAAAGCTCGTTGGCTCGATTGCCCTCCCATTGGCTCACACCGATTGACGGATAAGCGTATGCAGTGCTTTTTGCCACGCTGTCATAGCTACCTTCTATGCCTGTATAAATCAATCCTTTTGCAATTTCTTTTGCAAGGCTTTTGTTCCAATCACTCATAATTTCGTTCCTCGCTTCATTTTTGATTTTTGCTTAGCGAACAGCGCAAAAAGGTGCAATTTGCACCTTTTTTACTTGTTCGCTTGCGATTTTTTTAGATTTCGGTTGTTTTGTTAAGTTCCTTAAGTGTACTTTTAAACTTGCTCATCATTCTTCACTTTAATCATCTTTGTTTCAACGTATTTGTTGCCAAGCTGTGCCAACATAAACGATACGCAAGCCATAGCAAAGGCTTCATAGTTCCCCCACGTTTTTACAAAAAACGCAAGGTAAAGAGAAATTACGCAGAACAATATGAACGCCAGCACAGCGCACAGTCTGCCGATGCTAAGCGTGTTCTCGTCTTTCTTTAGCATATTCAATAGTTTCTTCATTTTTTATCCTTTCTGATGCGGCTCATAGTTAGGCAGGTCATTAAGCTGTTCCATTAGACCGTTAATAACCCCATTCTCTCCAAGAGCTTCATAGCTTTTGTAACAAGCGTTAATGCTCTCAAGAGCGTAAATAGGTATCCAACCTTTTCCGTCTACATAGTGATTGTAAGCTTGAATAATTCTATCGCGCAACAAAGCTTGTAGACCTGCCTTTAACGCATCATTCTCTTTTTTCTTTTGGCGGTACAGTGCAAAAATATATGAAATAATAGCACCGGCAACAACATTAATTACTGTTTGAATAGTAGATTCGATCATGCAGCACCTCTTAAGTCTGTTTTATGTCAGTGATTTAAAATAAAAATCTCCTACACTTAAAAAAGTAAAGGAGCGTAAAAACATGAAATTAAAATTACCAAACTGATTCGGTTCCATATCTTATTATGGCGAACATCGTCGCAAGCTTATGTTATGTAAAAAACACATAGAAGGAAAACAGAAACCGATCGGATATTTTGCTACATATAAGGATGCCCTCGCATATTTGGTTGCTTACAACAAAAATCCATCTTTATTCAATCCTTTATCATTATGGTAATGACAACAGCGCATCACACGTAGTATAATAATGTTAGTGTAAGAAAGGAAGGTTAGTCATAATGAACACAAAAAAATCTAAAGGCATTCCTGTTTTTACAAAACAAGAAATTGATATTATTGCGTCGAAAGTGTCTGAATATCCTCTTGCAGACAGTATTTTGATAATGTTGTATACAGGAATCCGTATAGATGAATTATTAAACATCAAATCCAGCGATATAGACTTGTCATCTCGCATAATCAAAGTCCATTCCGAAAAAACTTCTCGCACAAGAAACGTCCCTATTCACACGGCTATAATTCCATATATTGAGAAGCGTTTATCTAACGAGTTTTTATATGAACTCGACGGAGAAAAAATTGAATCTACACAATATCAAAAAAACTTCTTTATGCCATTCATGTCAAGCCTTAATATGAACCACTCTGTCCATATAGCTCGCCATACATTTTCAAAAACTATGTCTACATATACATCCGCAGAAGTTTTAAACGCTATCTGCGATTACTCTAACAAAGATGTGCCAATCGCTACACTTATATCAGAAATAGACAAGTTAATGTATATGTAACGTCATTCATCCCCGGTTTAATCCGGGGATTTTTTGTTTGTGTTGCTAACCTGTTGCTTACCATTGCCTTGCTCCATGCCTACATTCTGCATTATAACTATATCTACGCTGTTGCTATCCTGTTGCTCCCGACATTTGTGTCGGGAACATAGCTCAAAGCCGCATATAGTTACAGGTTTTATCAATAATCAAGCATCTAATGTAATCGCCTCGACCTCAGCAACAGTTGCTGCCTGCTCTACCTTGTCTTTAGCCTCGCGATAGGCTATATGTAAGGCATTGGAGCGATTTGCGACCATTGCGATCACCATACGCAAATCGTTGGCTGTTACCTTAACATCGGCGTTATCTGCCGTAGTCCAATCAATGCTTGCGCCCTCGCCCTGTAAAGATAAGGCAATAATAGCTGCATTGATGCGGTCTCTCGCTTTGTCGTCATAGTCAAAGCTATGACCGCCATATTCAATCGGCTCAACCTCGGCAGTGTCACGCTGACGCTTTAACATCAAGATTTTACGCTGTTTTACGTTTTCAATAAGTTCTTCCTCATATGTAACGGTTACGCCTAATTCTGCTAAGGCTTCATCGTTGATAGACAGCGGGATAAACACGCCATCTTTGCCTAAGGCCTCAGAAAGCTCCTATAAGCTAGAGTAGGCCTGTTCTTTATATGTATAAGTTGTATTCATCAAACCACCACCTAGTTAAATACAATTTCGACTTTAAATTTTTTGCCCACATTAGCAGCGGTAAACATGCTAGAGATACTGGACGGCACACGTTGCAGGAAGGTGTAAAATCCTACTAAACTACCTTGATATGACATATTACCTACTGCAAGAGACACAGTTACACCTGTTTCAATCGGTGTGATGTTAAGGTTAATATTGCGACTACCGCTCGTAACACCTTCTTCCTTAAAAGCAATGTCAAGCCAACCGCCGTAATAAGACAATATAACAAGAGTAACGGATCTGCCGTCATGTGTAACATTACCTGTGACGTCACCATAATTGCCATTATTGCGACTGTATCCATACTGGTTGCTCTGCATTCCCATAGTCATAATAAATACGCCGTCACCTTCAATGATACTACCATTAGTTTTCATCAAAATTCGATTAATACTCATGTTATACACCTCACGAAAGTTTAGATGCCTGTGCGATACTTGTCACGTCACCGCTGGTATTTTTAGTCAGCAGTACGTTTAGCAGCAGGCCACTGCTGGTTATCGCCAAATCAGCAGGACTGCCTACATATTTAAGAGTACCTGCATTATTAATGCTTAGCGTGTATGCTCCATTTGAAGTAATATAGGCAGTAAATAATGTAGCGTCACCATTGCTTAGCAGACCTGCTAATACTGACATATCTAGCGTAAAATTACCTTGCACATTATATACTGCCACCGACGAAGAAGGGTTATCAGTAGCACCGCTAACACGAGGGGCATTATAACTTTCAAAGTTATATTTCATTTTTTGAAAAGTCTGTTTGCCCGTCCATGTATTAGATTCCGATGTGCTAACGCCATCATTAACTTCGGTTTTTTTAGCATAGGTATCTGTGATTATATTTCCGGAGCTGTCTCTTGTCGCATAGGCAGCTATACCTGTCTTATCTAGTTTATTGTTTAGGGCATCGTAAACAGTTTTATTAGCAATAGGATTTGTGCTGGTGGCTGACAGCTCAGTATCAATGGTGACCTTTTGCATCAACCCTATAATAGGGTTACCGTCTGCACCGGTTGCTTTTACTCCGTCTGCTAAATCGGTAGCGGTGACGGTATCACCGGTAAGGTCTACCAAGGTGTTGCCGTCATAAATAACTTTATTCACTGCCATTTTTTACACTCCTTAGCCTATGGTAACGGTTTTCCCACCCTGAGCATTGTCGCTCTCATTATATGGAATAGCGTTGACTGTTACCTGCGACAAATAGTTAAAACCTTGACTGCTGTCAGGCAACACGATTTGCTGTGTCGTGGTCGGCGTAACAGTTTTAGCTTGTACCTTGACACTCTCTGTGCCGCTCATCGTACCTGTTACACCTAAGATGGATACGCCTGCCCTGATGTTGGTTGCAATAATTTTAGCCTGCTCCGTGCTACTGATCGCTACCCTGCCTGCGCCGTCATGGTAACCAATAGGCACGGTGTAGCTGTCAGCTTTTTTGCTAATCACGCCGCTGACAGCGCCATTGTTCTTCATCTCGCCTGTGATTTTTACACCGTTAACATATGCGGTCTTTCCGGCGAGGATTTCTGCACCTGCCGCTGTCGCGTCGGATGTGTCGGCGTTAAAAGTACACGTACCTACAATCGGCGCACCACTTTTATCGTGAGCAGTATATGTGCTCAATATCTTATCTGCTGTAACAGTATCAGCGGTTAAGTCGATTAATGTTTTTCCTCCATACACTACCTTAGAGATATTTTTTTCAGCCATAATTTACTTCGACCTCGCTTCCTATGTATGCCGTGATTCCATCGGATAAATTGGATGTTTCAAAATATGGAATTTTTTCAACAGTAATATTTTTTGTTAATTGTTTGTTCGCCGTCGGTAATATCTGCACTTCATGAGCTTCAGAGTGTACCGTGTAAGCTCCGTCATAAATATCAGCACCGACACTCCGTGCTGACAACATCCCATGTAGGTTACCTTTGTTCGGTGACAAATTGCCATGCAGCTCACCTTTCGCAGCCGTCAGCGTACCATGTAACCTCATTAGTAGGTCACCTCCTCCATTAAGAGGAACTCATGTGGCGGAATAACTGTATCAACGTAGCCATCAGCACGGCGAAGCTCAATGTCATATACATAAGCTCCAAACGCTAACCCTTCAGTATCTGCTGGCTTAATATCAAGCTCACCATTAACGATAACTTTTTGCAGAACGATAGTCGGGTTACGTGCTGTGCGTCGGAGCGTAAAGGTTAATACATCGCTGTCAGTCAGTTCAACATTCCTTCCATTAATATCGGTAATACTAATGTTAAAAACACCGCTATCACCTCTAATCATTCTGATGTTGTTGTCATCAACCTTAAACACCGCTATCACCTCTTACAATTCTATATTGTTGAGTTCAAAAACAGTTTTGCAAGCTTCTACTTCAGCCTGTTTTTTCCAGCCTGCTTGTTTACAGCTGCCGATGTGCATAGACAGGTCGGCCATCCACTGCATAACCTGTGACGGCTTCAGCCAAAACACTTCCTTGCTGTCCTTGCCCTCAGCTACGCCACGTACGGGGCAGCCGTCGGGATATTTTTCCGCAAACAACGGTGTACCGACGTTGAGGGCGATACCCTGCATGGTCAGTTGCGTATCTACATCACTGTCATAACGCACAGGCTCGCCGCTGGCGCTACTGATAAAACCGCCCGTAATGTTGGCTGCTGTCCACTGGCTGACTTCAGCAAGTTTTGCCTGCTTAGCTGCAGGCAGCAGCTCTGCATCGGTAGGAGCAGGCTTAGGATAGACTGAGCCGTCATCAGCGATGAGGTATTCGCCGTTGGCATTGCCAATGAGCTTGTTAAAATCATCGTGGCTGACAATGACATAGCCTTGTTTAAGGTAATCGGCGATTTGAGCTTCGTCATATTCAACGGCTAATTGGGTATCTTTTCTGTTGCCATTTTCCGGCAGGATAAGATATTGATTTACACGTTTATCGTTCATATTTTTTCCTTTCTACGCCCTTTGGGGCGGTTTTAGATTTGCAGTGGGGAATAGCAACACAGAACGGATATGCGACGTATTACCCTATAGCATTTCCGTCGCGCTGCTTAGCGTTTGTTAAATTTTATTGGGAAATAGATATCAACAGCCCTGTTGTCTGTATGTTCGTCTTGATATTTTCCCCACTGCGGTTACCGACCTACGGCCATCCATTTTCCTTGAGAATTGCTATACTTTTGCCATGGCAAAAATTTAGTCAGCTGTACATCTCGGCATTGGCAAGCTTCGTTATCCGTTGCATCAATAGCCGCAACAACTGATGCAAAAGCCGAAAATGGGATGGGATAAACTACGTAAACAGAACATTTTTCAAACGTACCCCACTGCAGAATTAGCCCATTGCTAAATTTAACGTAGCCGTTCTGCGCAAGGTTGGCTGCGACGATGTACGCGCCGTCATCTTTAAGCAGTGCCAAATCGTTGGCTGCTATGATGTCTTTAAACTGATTGTATAGTGATTCGCTAGGGAAAACGTGGATTTTTCCCAGATTAGTTGTTGATTGTGCCATTTTTTACCTCCTGTCTAATTTAATCGGGCATAAATTATCGTCTGCGTGTCACTGCTACTGTGCCGCAGTGAGGTCAATGTGCTTGTACCGCCGGAGTTGACCTTATATGTCAGGGTAGCTACACCGCCAAACTCGCCCAGTATAAGCTCCTGCTTCTTGGCGTTCGGCAGCGGGATGCTGAACGAGCCATCTTTTGATGTACTGTTAGTATTGATTGTGTACGACCATGCGCCGGGTGCACAGTCGGAAACATCTATATATGTATACGTGTCAGCCGTAGTAACCGATGCGGTAAATTCCCTGCGCTGAGTGCTGGACGTAAACGCTACGCTATACGTCTGACCGTCAAAGGTGACCGGGACGCTGTTCGTAACACCGTTATACGTCACCGACAGCACCTTGCTCGCACCTGCCTCGCCTCGTATAGCTACAGTAACGCCGTATGTAACAGTATAGGTCACACCGTCAACGGTGATTTTCTCGCCTGTAGCCATCAGGTTGTTATCGTAATAGACAGCAAGATAAGCATAACCTGTCTTGGTAACCTTAGTAACCTCTGCCACGTAGCTGTTATTGCCGTAGCGTGCCTTATAGGATGTGCCGTTGACTATAAATTTGTATCGCATGCCAGCCACCTCAATTGTACGTCACGAGCTTGGTCTTGGCGCTGTCAAGATCAACTTCTTTCCATGTGCCGTCTGCGCACAGATAGCGGATGCTGCTTCCGGCAACCGGAGCAGGAACGAGACCTGCAGCGCCGTTGACGGTAGCTGTCGCACCTTCCATATCAGAGATGTTGACATTTCCTTTATAATCTGGTTTTACACCATTAATCGAACGAACAAATTTTGCTTTGATTTGTTTTAAAAAATAGCTTAATCCGTTAAGATCAATTAATTTTTGTAAGTTAGCCATTATGCCAGCTCCTTTGTAATCAAATTCTGAATTTCAGCTTCAGTTGCCGTCCCTAATTTGTACGCCCTCGGAATAACCTCCCATGTCACTGAGCCATCAGTATAAGTTGCTCCGAGCACAGCTTCTCGAAAATCCGGCTCACTCACAGCAGTGTCACCGCCAACAGTACATGCTAGGACAAGACTTTTGGGCAAGTTAGGTGACAATACAATGTCACCATTAACATAAGATGTATTGTTCTTGCGAATGTTTAAGCTATTAAAAAGGTACTGACTTTTTAAATCGCTCACATTCTGTAATTTGTTAAAGTATTCAAGCGGCGGTGCTTCTCCTTTGTCAAGATAACCCCAACCACGCAGGTAATCAAGCTCAGGCCAAGAATCAATCATCTCACCAATGCTTGCGCTACTACCAAAAATCAAATCAAAAGTAGGCTGTTTTATTACCATTATTCAACAAGTCCCCCTTTCACCTTTATAATCCTTGCGAATGTTCCTTGATTAAAACCTTTAAACCTATAGGGATTTTCTCCGCTTCTACTAAACCCGAACGTATTTGTAGCATCAAAAGAATAGACATAAATCACGCCAATACCTGCGCCACGGATAATAAGGTTCAGTGCATCAATCAAGCGGCTTTCTTGACTTGTTACTAAACGTCCTATTCCTATACGCATTTTTGCATTTCCGGCATTTACAGCGGAAATACGTTGAACGTTAAAAACATTCTTTATGCTATGGATAGTGCTGACACGGGAGCAGTCTGTTGTATTTTTCTCAATCTTCGAGATAACAGCAAGACGATAATGACGGTCGTTTAAGTTGCTGGATGTTAAATAGTTATCATACATCCTACGGAACGGAGCTTGTCCGAATCCCATGTTGCCATGATCAGGGAAACCAAAAAAATCCATTGCAATAGCATTTTCAACACGGCGAGAAATATCAGCGACTTCACCGCACATATCAAGCTGCTTACCAACTGCCGTATCTGGCCATATCTGTGTCCTTATCTGCTCCCTTACTTTATCTATGCTGTCGAGTTCATTTCCAACGGCATTAAGAAAAGCTTTAATGTTAGGCTTGTTTCGAAACTGACTTAACAAATGGTTATACATTCTTTCGCTTGTAGTCATGGTTACAACTCCAAAGCTACAGTAACATTAGCAAGCTTTGTTACTGCTAGCTCACTACGTTCAATCGAAATGTTTTCCTGTTTATACGTTTGACTATCTTTAGACACGCTGCACTCAATATAGCTAATGCCGTCAACGCCGCTGTAAATAGGACCAAGAAAACGCTGATAAATAACATCATTACCCATCGACAGTTTGCCAATCTGTTCGACAACGATATTTTTAATTTTGTCGATTGCATCACCAGGTAAAATTTCTTCGTTATATTCTTTAATGACAACTTTGACATAAATCTGTACCTCGTGCGGACGGCTAAAGCATACATCTTGCTCTGCACCCTCGCTGTCCTCAATGCGAACGCAAATATCGCCGTTTGTATCAATGCCTAAAGGTGCAACATTTAAGATAGTGCGAGCAATAGCTTCTTCATCACCACCGAAAACAATAGCCTGGAAAGAATGAGGTTTTAAACCATCAACTGTTTCATCAGTGCGGTTTTCATAAATAGTTACGCTGGTAACATCCTGCAATTCAAGCAACGCAGCCTTAATGCTTTCTTTCATTCCTATGCTGTTTCTGAATACAGCAGACGCATAACGCTGACGGACTTCTGATGCTGTTTCATAGTCGCGGCCTACATATGTTTCAGATTCGTTGCTAACAGAAAACCAGCCGTCATAATTTGTGTTAATATAATTTACGCTGTTTAACAAAGGTTCAATTTCTCCGTATTCCTCACAATCAAAACGAATAGGACTGCCGACCTGCGTAACCACAAATGATTCGTTAGGCACAACGACAGCTCCATATCGCCTGTCTGTGCGTTCAAAAACCAATTTGCCTTCAACAATACTGCCTTGCCATTTAGGAACACTCTGAGAAGCCAAGGCAACAGCGACAATCAACGCAGTATCATTTTCCTGTGCTGCGTATTTTATAACTGCATCATTATCAAACTGCACACTGTAAACCTTCCCTTTAGTTGGCGTTTCAACTTCTAGCGTTACATGTACACAGTCATTAAGAGTGATTGTACTTTCTTCAATGATATTCCATTTGTAGCCGGAAGCATCTTTAATTTGGCAGTTAGCAGGAAGAACCATTCCGCTGCGTCCATAACAAACAGCGTAAAGATAGCTTGCCTGAGCTTTCTTGCGCTGCACATTGGTGTAAGCAAGCGTATTGTCTAAGCTGCCTTCACTGGCACTAATCGGCGAGCGGTCATAATAATCACGCTCTAAAAGTTGCCACATTCGGTCAAGTTCAGCAGCATACACACCAACAAGAACGCCTATCATGCTGTTAGGCTGACGGCTGACTGTTGAGCCTAAATTTTGCTCCAGGCTTTTAAAAATATCTTCTCTTATCTCCGGCAAACGCTTTCTGATAAAACCGTTAACTGTTACTCCGTACTCCATAGCCTAAAACCTCCTTCCTTACAATCATGCCGTATTCAGTTTCTGCTTCATAGCTTAATAACATTTTTCGTGTAGCAGATTCAAAATCAATATCAATGCTGACTAAATTGCTTACTCCGTCAACTTTTAAAATTTGCTCACGGAAAAGCTCTCTAATTAGCGTAAAATTAGGATTTTTAACAAGCACATAATCGAGATAAGGCACGCCGTGCGTAACATCTAAAAACCATTCACCTAAAAAAGTAAGCAACTGTATTTTTATCTGTTGCGCTACACGCTCAACATTGTCAATAAACATTACATCTCCATTAAGTGCAAGGTCATGTGTCTTTGCGTTTAAAGCAAGGTCAAGCATTGCCAACACCTCCTAAATAACTAGGAACATATATATCCAAGCCGTTCTCTTGAATCTGCGTCAGTAAGCCACAATCAAGATAAAGCTTTTTAACAATCGCTTTCTTATCGGGTGTTTTTACAACATTACCTCTATCCTCTACAAGGCAAATAAAATCCATCTTGCTGTTACCTTGCCAAAACGATTCCGCATAATCATTAATCTGCGCAGCTTCAGTAACCCTAGCTGTCGAAATATCCTTGATAACAAAATCAAGCTCCGGCTGTTCAGCATCAACAATCTTTTCGCCAGCACTGCCTTCTGCCTGTGCCGATACTTCAGATGTAGTATATTTGATTTTATCGGCAAGATTTTCTTTTAGCCATTCCCACGCATACCAATACGGCGTTAAATCAATACTGCCTACATCAGAATTGTATTTAATGCCATACTTTTCATCATCTTTGCACTTCAATGCCGCTTTTGTCTGTGATACATAAGCACCACGAATAACAGCACGAACAGAATCAGATACACTATCAGCATTGCTGAAATAACTATCAATAGCTTTTTCAAGCTGGACAAAATACGTCCATGAGCTTGTTAGCGTAGGAAACGCCGCAATGCAAGCAGCTTTTTGCTTTTTATAGGCTATTATAACTTCTTCTTTTTTCATTATTTTTCACCTCAATGCGACGAACTTGTTTCACCATGCGGAGCTGTATGAGTATGTCCGATAAGACTAATACCACCGCCAAGCACATCACCGCTGCACGTTATCGAACCTTGAACATTAATATTTCCGACAACATTAATCGTATTGCCAGGTGTAAGGCTAATTTTTGTGCCACCATTAATAACTTCAACGTTATCAGCAGATATTGACTGTGACGGCATCATGCCGACAAAACAGAAGCCGTCAGTCAAATCATATTGTCGAGGGTCATGGTTATCATCACTTCCAACACCAAGCCATTCATCGATACTGCGTTCAGAAAAAACTATTAAGCAACTATCGCCAGGCTTTACAGGATAGGTAATCTGTGCCGCTCCAGCGTGGGGCATAAAAACAGGAACACCGTCGATAACAGGATATTCAAGCACCCTATCATCAGCGGTGTATTTCTTTAGCGTTGACTTTACACTGGCAAGGCAGGTTACAGCATCAAAAGACAAGATTGTACCAGGCAAACAGGTATGAATGTTGCCTATCTTTTGCTTCATAAGATTTTCTAATCCTTCCAGCGTGTCCGCTATTGCATCAAGGCTCATATATAATCACTCCTTCGGTACAATCTCATACACTTCAAGCTCCGTATACCAGTTTTGTCCGCTATACGAGCCGTTATGCTTTAAGCTTTCTATTTTGAACCAGCCTTTTACTTCCTGTGAATCAATGTAGACCAAATCTCCCGGGTTTAACACAGGCTGTAAAAGGCACTTAACATTCCAGCCTGCTTTTTTATCCCTTTTAGGTTGAGTAGTCTTTTTGCTTGTTGTTTGTTTTGCTGCTTTTGTCGGACCTTTAAGAAGTTTTTCAACAAAACCAATTAATCCGCTTTCGGGAGTAAGCTTGATAGCTTGCACATTGGTATTACCGCCTTGCTTAATAATCTGCAAGGTGTTGTTTTGAATACTCCATTCCAAATCAGTACCAGCACACACTTTATCAAGGCACTCACGTCCCGCACCGACAAAAGAAAAGCCATTGGCAAACGTCGTAAATTCGCAATCATCAGAATACGTTACCACAAGTCCCATATCTGCTGCCACATCGTCAATAGCTTTCTTCCTGCTAACATCTTTGGCATAAGACAAAGACACGATGCTATCACGAATAGCAACGTGCCCATCATAAAGCTTCATCTCTGTTACTTTGTCAGAACCACTCATATAGGAATAGCAGTCAGTTACCCAGCCGATAAAAATTCTTTTCAATCCAGCGTCCTCACTGTATCCTACTTCAAGGATACAGATTGTATCTGCTCTTTCCAATTTGTCAGCAGTCGCTTTCGACAAGTTGTAAATTTTTAGCGAGCAGGAATTGCTTTGTTTGGCAAGGCTCTTAGCAATGTCAAATTCAATCTCTAATCCCTGTTCTTTCGCCTTCGCTTCAATAACCACGCCGTCAGAACCTTGTACGCCTAGAGTAATTTTATAAATGCGGTCAAACTGTGCCATAGCTAACCTCCATAAAATTCATCTTCCGTGCAATACACGAGCGTCGCAGCACCGCTCTGAAAATCATTTCTGCCGACGCTTTCTTTGTCCGTCAAGACAAGTAATTCCCCTCTAGGAGCATTACTTTTATGGTGATTCATCAGCAAGGGAAATTTCGGTACAACGCAAGCGTTAGCAAGGATTACATTGTTATTAGCGTCCCAAAGGTGCAATGCCCAGAATTGCCCTTCATGGTTCCAGCACATTCTTACTTTATATTTCTTGCCGTCAAAAGGAACGCTGAAAACAACATCGTTACCATCGGCAAAATTAATCGTAAACATGGTATCCTCCTAAAACAGCAAGCCTAATCCGCTTTTAACGCTGTCAACTCCGCCAGCAAGCCAGCTTTTATTTGTTGCGGTTTCGCTTCCTAGAGAATCACTAATGCCACCAAAACCGTCACTGCCAGGAATATTAGCAGAACCTCCGCCAACGTCAACAGAAGATGTTTTTCCTGCGCCAGCGTTTGCCGCAGTTTCTCCCGCATTTTCTTCCTGCGACGCTGTTACAACGTTTTCGGGAATTGCCGTTGTCTGCGTAGTTACTTTTACAATCTGCTGAAAAGCTAAGTCAGCATAAATAATGCTTTTCGACGAATCCTGTTTGCTTACTCGGCAAGAAGTCATAACCATGTTGTCATACTTCTTCTCGGGACGAATGATAGTTACAGGCTCCTTCTTATCTCTGATTTCCTCTAAAAGCTGCAAACCGTTAGCAAATTTCTTTTCTCCCCACCCATTCTTATAGAACCACGTTACAGGAGTAGACGAAATGCCGACAGTCATTGTCAGTTTTAAAGGCTTGTTGACAATATGGTCCGCAATTTCAAAACCTGTTTCTACCGGGTGTCCTGTTACATCCTGATCATAGATGTATTCAAAAGATTTTACTATATCAACCTTAAGAGAACCAACCTGCGTAGGATTTTTAATGTTGTAACCTAAAATGTCTGCAAGCATATTACTATACCTCGCTTAAAGGAAAGTAGCTATCAACTGGCCAGCCGTTATTGCGACTAACAACATTGCCTACCGCAGTTGCTGTCGCTTCTGGAGAAGTGCTGGCGGTTGTAACCTGGATATAATTCGTTGTGTTGCCACTATTAGAAATGCTGGATGAAGTGTTTGTAGTAGTCGGATTACCTAACAAGCGATTTACTGCAGTGCTGCCAAAATTTGAAATAGGGTCAATAATATTGCTGTTTACAAAATCTTTCACGCCTTGCATGATGTTCAGCTTGCTGATTAAGTTGTCAACCCACTTAATAGCGTCTTTTACCCATTTAATCATATTGTCAAAGAAGCCGGTTATTAGCTGCCATCCCGAATTTATGGTATCAGCAAAGAATGTGGCCAAAACTGTCAAACTATCTTGTATAAACTTGAAAGCGTTAACAAACAGCATAATAACTCCAGCTATAACATAGCCTATTGCAGCAAGTCCGGAAACAAAAGCATTGCCTATTCCTTCCCACAGCCAAGAAGTTAAACTCCAAATGCCTTCAAACTCCAATTTAAATAACTCATAGATAAGCTTAGGCACAAAAGCGATAGCTGTTCCAATATCGCTAAACCATTGAATAACACTGTCTTTAAAGTCTATGAATTTATTTTTTATAGGTTCAAAATCTCCAAACCAGCGTTTCATCATGGTGTCTGCCTTCGGGTCAGTTACCCACTTATAAAAATCCTGTATAAGCAAAACAACAAGAGCAATCGCAGCTGCAATCAGAAGGAATTTACCCATTAACAGCATCTGCATAGCCGCTCCCCTTCGTGTTTGGCTGTTGAATGCTATTTGCGCCCCGGTTGCCAAGAATAAAGCATCTCGTATAGCAACAATCCACTTCACAGCAGTTCCGAGCATCATTACAAAACTGCTCCATTTTGCCATGCCGAAAAGAATGCCTGCATAAATCGCTGCAATTTGCAACCCAGAAATAAAGTTATCAAGGTTAATGTTCTCGATGTAGTCTGCAAATTTTGCCATGCGTTTCGCTATGCCATCAACTATGCCCGTCTTATCCTCAAATTCTTTGAAAAACTTTCCAAGCGCATTTTGCATCTTGTTTGTTGCCTGGCCAACTGTCCAAGGCATTTTACCTAACTCCATTTTTAAGCGGTCAGATTGTCCGCGAATAGCATTAAAAACATCCTGTGCAGTTAATTTGCCTTCACTGCCCATCTGCCTTAACTGTCCGATTGTAGTGCCCATGCCTTCGGCAATAGCTTTGGCAAGTCTAGGTGCTTGCTCCATAATGGAGTTCAATTCATCACCACGTAATGTGCCAGAACCCAACGCCTGTCCTAACTGTACAAGCGCAGCTTCCTGGGATGCAGCAGAACCGCCACCGAGCAGCATTGCGTTTGAAACATCCTCGGTAAACAGCAGGATGTCTTTTGTGCTTTTCTTTAACTCCTGCGCATTACGTGCAACAGAAGTAAAAAGCTCGGCGGTAGAACCGTATTGCTGACGAGTACGGCTGGCAATGTTGTAAATTTCTTTCTGAACAGCTTTTGATTCCTGCTGGCTTTTGGTTACGTTATTTACCTGACCTTCAATAACCTTCCATTCGTCAATCGTTTTAACGATACTTCCAAGAGTTAGCGAAACTCCAGCGAACATAGCAAGACCGCTTAACTTCGAAAACAAACTGTCTACTTTATTGCCAGCTTTATCAGCAGAATCGCCAACACGTTCAAGGCCTGTTTTAACTTTTTTGGTTGTCTGCTCTACTTGCTTAACATTTGAGTTATTTACTTTGAAGCCAATCGCAATAGCTAAACTTCTTACGTCCACGGCGCATCAGCTCCTTTCTTTTTAGGGTGGTCAAGATAATATCTTTGTACATCACTCTGCATGTCAAGCAGAGCGTTTATTTTACATAAATCGCTTAATGTAACAGTACCTTCTTTTATCTCCGTAACAGTAACTACCTTAGCCAACACTGGCCGCCAAATAAAAGATTCAGCGGTTAGCGTTGGTGATAAGGTTCCGGGAATTTCTACTTGCTCACCAACATCTCGCGGACTCCAGAGAGGTTGGGAATTAAAGCGAAAAAATCTCCAAAATTTACCTCAATAATAAATTTTTCAAGTTTAAGCAATTCAACAAGCTTGCCAGTAAAAAGCTCATTGATAACATCTTCTGTAAGCATAATAGCTTCTTCTTCACCCTTAATCTTAACGCTGACATATTCAGCATCAAGCAGACGTTCAGAGAACTGTGCCAGCACTTCACCATTAAAGCTTTCACCTAACTGCGCAAGGATAGCACCGATATTGATTTGAGCACCTAACAATACTTCTTTCATATCTTCCGTTTCGCCGTTAGATGTTAAGCCGCCTTTTAAAGCGGCAGTAATAGCTTTCTGTAAGTCACCATACAGTTTCAAGCCTTGCAACGGCGGAAGAGCACGAACATAAAAGGTGTTCGCACCGATTTTTCTGTTCTTTACTTCAAACTTTGCTTGTCTCATTTTTTACCTCTTAGCTGTGACCGCCAACTAAAAATGCTTCATCGGGAACAACAGCCATAAAAACCCACTCACATTTTCCGTCAGAAGCAGATTTACCACGTTGGAAATTAGGTTTCTTGACAATCCATGCCTGATCACTAACCATAACGCTGTCACCGCTCAAATCTTTAATAGTTAACGGCAGCAAGCCAGCGCCGTTTTGATTGTCTGCATCTTGAATCAAGCTTAATGCTGCATTGCTGGAGCTGGACTGCAACAGAGTAACAGTGATTTGCTTTAAGACAGAGGACGGGTCAATACTGCGGACAATTTCCTGGTCACAGCCGACAATAGCGGAAATTCCGTCACCCTGCGTTTCGACATTAATAAAAGTACCTTCGTCAACGCCAGTCAAGATAAGCGAGCCGAACAGTACCTTAACTTTCTTCGGGTCGTATGTTTTTACTCTTGCCATTTGTTACCCTCCTTTAAGCTTTCTGAATAAGATTCTCATATGTCAAAGAACCTTTAATGTTGACAGCATGGATAGCACCTGCCAGACGAGCAGTAAACTTTACATCGTCAAGAACTCTTTGCGCTTTCTTGTTTGCGCTAATATTAGCAGCTTTAGGAACTGTAATGGTGTAGCCAAGATTTCTATTGCCATCATCATCATATTCAGTTGGAGCGATACCGCCACGGTCTTGACCAAGCTTTAACACTTTGTTCAGCACACCTTCGACAAGCGCAATGCCAGCATCAGTGTACGGCAATTTCTCACGATTAATAAGCATTGCAAATTCTTCGGTTTTAATAGTTTCGACGAGCCAGTCACGGAAACGGATAACGTCAATCCATTCACCAGCACAAGTCTTGCCATTTTGAGTAATGCTGACATTCTCCGAGAAGTTTTCAAAGGTGTTGTAGTTTTTGGCAGTCAATGCAAGATATTCTGTTTCGGTTAAATCATCGTTTGTAATGCCGGAAAGCTTTTTATTTGCCCATGTTTCACCACCGGGATATACAGTAAAGCATCTGGACATTACAGCGGCTTCAGGAAATTCCTTTTCTGCTTCCTTATGATAAAAAATAAAAGTGCGATAATAATTTTTCGCTTTCAGTTTGCTGCCTGTATCTGTTGCAACGCCAGCTTGCAATGCATCAGCTTCGGCAACAGATGTGCCATACAGTTTTGTATGAGCTTCAACCCATTCTGCCATTTCCATGATTTTTGCAGATGTGCGTTCAACATAGCACAAGCCATACCAATCATTGTCAACAGCGCAAATTTTATTCATATTATCAGCAGCGGAACTATCAGAATTCATTCTACCGATTTTAACCTTTTCGTAATGCGGAATCTGGCTAAAAGCCTGTAATGCAGCTTTATACACAGCATCCTCAGCGTTCCAACCTAAATCTAAAAGCTGGTCAGCGTCCGTAATGGTCAATACATACGCCGGAGCAGCGTGCTCATGTGCAGATACAATCATTAATGTATTAAAGCCATTGGATGAAATACCTGTAGTATTCAAAGCAATCTGCACATTGACTAATCTGTCGATATTTGCCATATTTTCATCTCCTTAATTTTCTAATTCTCCCATAATTTCAACTTTTACAATCGTATCGCCATCAGCAGGATGTTCGTTGTTATCCTTGCCGTTATTCGTAGTGCCGTTTATTTCTAATTTGTTAAACCAGTATGCACCCTGGTTAAGCAGCTCACGGCAGTACGAAACAGTCAAATCAACCGACGCTCGTTCCTGCCACGTTCTGCCATCCAATGAAGTTGTAATGTCTTGCACTTGCTCGACACTGTTTATAGCCACATTTGCAGAATCATACAAATCAATCATATCCGGCATTTCTAGATAAAGTTTAAGCTTCGACAGAAGTTCAACAGCACCATCGCCGATAGCTTGTATGTTTAACGTCGCTTCAATGATACCAGCATTGCTGTACTGTGCTGTTTCAGATAAAAAAACAACCTCGTTCCCTATACTGCGTTCAGCCAGAAGATCAACGACGATGTTTAATTCATTTACAGCCGGAGGTTTCATTTTTGCTCTGCGAATCGGAATCGGATAATATATTTTTTGTAATACCGAAATAAAAAAATTCAGTACGTCAGTACGAGTATTAGCTTCTTTCAAAATTCGCTCACCTCTACTGCATATGCACGGTAATGGTTAATAACATCACTTTGAAAAATATCGCTGGCAACCACTTCAAAAAGCTTTCCACGCCATTTAAAGCGGTCAGCCATTGTATTTGTTCGTTGGTCATCAACATAAAGTTCCTTGTCGGTATATACTTTTACCGCTCTAGCAGTCCTGCTACCTTCAGGAAGTAACATCATTTCATTAGCTTTAAGCGGCTGCACACTGGCTAACACTTTAAACTCTTGTGGTGTAGGATACATATAGGTTCCGTTGGCAAGCAGTTCAGGACTGCCGTTGTAACGCAGGACAGTTATCAGCTTGCGAAAACTACTCATGATTACCACCTTTTCTTTCAATGACATAGCGGATTGATTGTCGCAGATGCCCGGTATCGATTAATGGTCTGGAGCTTTTTTTGCGCTTTATTGTCGCAGGAGAGTTCGGAACAAATGGACCGTCGACAATTTTTCTTTGAACCATACCTTGAACAACATTGCCCAGCTGATTAAGAGCAGCGTTTGTTCCTAATCCAAAGACAGCACCATTGGCAACACGTTGAATCATTTTGTCAATCACGGGCAGATTTTCATCATATGCAGAACGCAGGAACGAGCGTTGCGGCATATCATCCAGTCCAAATTCATGTATCGCTGCAATAACAGCCAACGGCTGGTCTGTGTTACGAATGCTACCGCCTTTTCCTCGCCTTACAGCTTTATCCTTAGCTTGTACACCAACCTTAACCACAACGCCGTCAAGGTCTTTGTTTAGCGTTCGTATGATACGGTTTAAACCTAAATCTTTATCCTCTACTCTACTCATAACGCATTATCCAATCTTGTTACTATCGGAACAACGCACATAGAGCGCAGACGTTTAAATTCAATGCCATAGTACGTCTTGTCCAACATATCGAAAGAAGCTGACTTGTCACCATATGAACGTTGCAAGTCACCTTCTTTTTCAGACGTTACAGAGCCTGTGATACCAACATCAGATGAACCGTTTTCTCCATACTGCGCAATAAGCTGACGCAGGACAACGTGATGCGCCATGAGATAAACAAATGCTGTTATATACATATTGCCAAAAACACTTTCTGACAGCATAGGCGAAACAAGATCAATGTAGACTTCTATTTCTTCATCAGTAAGAAGAAGTTCGGGGCAGATAACAGAAAAAGCTTGCTTTATTTTATTTTTAGTTTCCGTTAACATTTTTCTTTGCCATGTTTACAAAAGCAAAAATAACGGAATAAATATCTTCTGCGGTTTCTGCACCCTCTACATTAATATTGTACTTCTTAGCGAAAGCAGTCAAAGAACGCTTGCTGGATTCAGCGGAAAGTCCTGCAAGGTCTGCTGTCATATCATCAACATTTGCTTCTTTGGCATTGCCTTTCTCAACAGTAATCATTTGCTCTTTAATGTAAGCTTTTACAATAAGGTTTTCGCCCCATTCATCACCAACGATGCCACACTGATCAGGCATAATATATTTGCCGTCGATATTAATTACAGCTTTAGAGATGTTTTTAACTTTCATTCACTTTCCTCCTAAAAAAGAAAATGCCCTCTCATGCGAAAGGGCAGTATATGGTCAGATTAGATGCCAGAAGCTTTGTTCATGGACAGCGGATAGTAAATCAACACGCCAGCGGTACGAACCTCGCAGGGAACTTCAAATTCCAAGCCTTTCTGCTGAATAGTGTGCTGAGTAAACGGCAGCGGAACTTCCAAAGTTTGATGGTCTGCATCCTTAACATATGCAATCATCATATCCAAGCCGCCTACACCTGCGCCAGCCAGCTCATTGGCTTTCAGCACGGTTACATCCGGGTTATTGCGTTTAAACACAGACAGGATGGAATCAGCAACTACATCAGAGTATGGAGTGGAAGCAATGTAGTTGTATTGGTCCGGCGGCAGTACCAGAGTATTCGGGTTTTCTACGTCATTGGTCTGTTTGCTAACAGAATTGATAATGCCGTTCATATCACGCAGAATCTGAACAGCGGTTTTATCCTTGAATTTAGTAGAAGAACCGGAGCCGTCGCTGGGAACGGTATAGTTACCAATGTTCGGATTGTCCAGGATACCAACAACGCCATATTTAGCATCACCATGAAAAGCAATGCGGTTAATATATTCGTCGAGAGCACGGCGAACAGCAATAGCCTTGCGAGCGGTCAGCGGTTTTCTTGCCATAGCAGCACGGCGCAAGTCCTGCATAGTGTAGCCATATGCTGCACCGCCAGCAATAACTTTAGCAATGTGTTCTTCAGCCAGTACATCTACACGAGTAAAGTCGGTTGCATAGTTGGCGATAGTCTTCGCCATGCCGACAGAACCCAAGGACTGATAGCTGATAGTGTCAGCGCCGGGGTCAACGTCAGAGGACATATCAAACAGTTTCAGCGCATTCAGATTAGCGAATTTCTGGTCATAGGTCTTTGCCTTTACAGCTTCGAGTTCTTTTGCGACAAAAATAGTATCGCCTGCGTCTTTGCGCAAGCCGTCGCAACGCTCAATAACATTCAGGTCTAATTCATCATAGTGCATTTGAGTCATTACTATTTCACCTCTTCTTTTCTAATCAGCCAATTTCGATAACTGCCAAGCCTGCTTTATCGCAGGAAGTAATAAATTTAGCACCGCAGCCAAGAGCTTCAATAGTGCCAGCAGCAACAGTATCTTTAACAAAAGTGCCGTCAGCAAGTTTCAGATGAGCTTCATCACCTGCGTTAACCGCACCTCCGGTGGTTACCCATACGCGACCTTTAGTTACAACAGGAACAGTGTAGTTCTGCGGATAATACTTCTTGCCAGCTTCAGGCGGCTCAATATGAGTATGCAGAGTTACGCCGATAACTTTCGCACCGTCGCCGGATGCGGACGGAGATTTCACTTGATGTTCTGCGTCAGTGCCACGGATAACAGCGCAAGCAACACCAATACCGTCAGCTTCTTCAACAGCAAAGGAATCCACGGTATGAGAGGACAAGTCATACAGCGCACCAGCAAAAGATTTTTCCATGGTTAATGCATAATTAGTAATTGCCATTGTATTCACCTCTTTCTTTATTCTTCGCCACGCATACGTGCAATCATGCGGCTACGTGCATCGTTAGCAGAATCATTCTTAGTTTCTTGCTTTTCAGCACCGCCTTTAGCTTTTAAGGCTTGATTTTTTGCGTTATCATTGCGAAGCATCTCTTTCGCAGCAGAATATGCACCGTCAAGATAAGCATCAGATGCACCGTCAAGTTTAAATTTTTCGCCGAAAGCAGCTTTAACAATGCCAGCTTTCAACTCAGCGTTGGTTAAGCCATCGGTTTTTTCAACCTTAGCAATTTTTGCGGTTTCTTCAAGCTCCGCACGTTCCTGCATATCAGCCTTTACAGCTTCAACAGCCTCTTTTACAGCTTTCTCTTTTTCAGCGTCAGCAGCATCAACTTTAGCTTTCAAAGCATCACGCTCTGCGGTCATTGCATCAGCTTTAGCTTTTAAAGCGTCAGCATCAGCTTTAAGAGTGGTATTTTGTTCTTTTACAGTTTTAAGCTCAGTGTTAGCAGTATCAAGCTTTACACGAGCATTTTCTTCTTTGTTTTGCAGAGAGTTGACGTAGTTGGCAATTTTCTCGTCAACTTCAAAATCAACAGAATCAATTTTAATTTTCATTTTCGTTTCTACTCCTTCGATAATTTCGTCACCGTCAAGATTAAGCCGTGCTTTTGCTCCAGCACGTGCCCTATCAACAACGGCTAAATGATTGATACGAATGTTGCGTTGGATAGCATCATATTGCTGTCCGTCCGGCGTAGTGCCTGAAGTTTCTTCAATATCCACTCTGTAGCCTAAAGACAAGCCACGCTTTTCGCCGATAGCAGAGGGATTATGGATAACAATGTCACAGGCAATATTTGTTTCGTCCTTCGGATAACCGCTGGACAAAATCGTGCCAATGGCTAAATCTTGTGCGGTATCACTGTTTACAATGCCGCTGGCAGGATGTCCTACCACAATAGGCTTGCCGACAAAACTTGCTTCACTGTCAGTATCAAACACTTCCTCCGGCGGTCTGTACTCTCGTCTAATAGTCCCGTCTGGCTGTTGGTAGATATAGATGCCAGTACGTGCCACAATCGGAGAATCACGCAAGAAGCCGTCAGCGTCAGTAACTGCACCGCTAACAAACATCCATGAATCAATGCGTTCATATCGTTGTACACTTCCCAAAAAATTCACCTCCTTATTTTGGGGTATATAAAAAGCATATGCGACAAATTACATATGCCTTCTAACTTAATTCTTTACTTTTCTTTACATCCACCCTACCCATTGGAACTGCTGTTGTCATGTTCCATTGCTCCAGGTCAATAACAGGTAATGCTACGCAACGGCAGTTATAATCCATACACGGATGATATTTCGGAGAAGGATAAACCTTGATGCCGTTAATTTCACCAACCTTGTCGCTGTTCCAATAGAAGTATTTCCCATCCATCTCAGCATGAGAAGGTCTTACACGTTCATCATGTGACGATGACCATTGGTACACGCTTATACCGCAATCAACCTGCCTACGCATTGTTATAATGCCGTTCAGATTGCCTACCTCGTTCCTTGCGATAAATTTCGCCCGCTTGTCGGTAGTGTTAAGCAGCACCTTGATTTCTTCTTTAACTTCACTCATAGCAGTGCCACGCTGAACAGCATTGCTAACAATAATTTGCAGTTTTTCGATGTAGGTATTTACTATGCTGTCCACAAGCCTGCTCTGCTGCGCTTTCCATTCCGCTTTTACTGTATCAAGTAAGGCTGAATCATTTAGAAACACATCAACGCTGACTGCTTCTGCAAAAGCACTAATAACATTAGCATCAACAACGCTGGACACGCCAGCAAGAATAAGCTCTAATTCGCTTATAGCATCCTCGATAGTCATGCTCTTTAAAAGTTCGGCAAGTATCGCCTGAACGAAAGCATCTGTAACAGTGCTGTCATCGTCCTGGCGCAACGAATATGCCAGCATAGGTATATTGTTATTCGTGGCACTTTTTAAACGTCTTGCAACGGCTCTGAGGACGCGATAATAATCACGCTCAAAATTCTTTGGATATTTCGGACGCTTCTTTACTTTAAGGTAGCGTATCGATTTCTTCTGTTTCTTCATCATCTAAATCCAGCTCACTTTCTGTAACTGGAATATCCCCACGCTCTTTAAGGTATTGGCGTGCTTGCGTTGCGTCTAACAGTTGATTATCAACCAAGTCAAAAACAAGCTTAACAACGGCAGCTCTTACTTCCGCCTGTGTCTTGTCAACATTTGCTTGTTCCAGATCATTCAGCGGTTCGATTGCCTTAAACTTAATGCTCCACTTTTCAAGCTCTTTGCCGTTGGTAGGTCCTTCCTTTGCAAGCTGAATAAGTCTTACAAGATACTCTAACGCTGGTCGAATTTTCCTGCGTTGAATACGTCTGACGGTATCGTAGTAAATCTGCAAGTCGCTCTTGCCTGTGCTGTTCATGCCAGCCGGAGAACGCCCAAACAAAACAGTAAAAGGATACCCGGTAACAGCACATAAAGCCTGCTCAAACTCTTGAATAATATCAGTCAAGCCTGTGAGCGGAATGTTAAAAATGCCGTATTCATCTTCCTTGTCAACGGCTACACTGCCATTAATTCTGCGTGAGTAGTCTATCAGCTCTAAACGCCGAATAACAGCTTGCGTGCCGTCTTCTCTTACCAGCAAATTGCTTAAACCTTCAAGCTTTAACAGCGACGTGCTAACCTTGTCCATTATGTCGATTGTTTTATTCATTGCAGTTTTTACACGGTTTAGCGCAGCCGGAATACCATCCAGGCAGGATAAGCCAGCACCATTATTAGCAATACGCTCTATCTTCGGCAGCATTTCGCCGTCAAAAATAAGCAGTCTGCTTCTGTGTACCTTAAACTGATTTCCGTTTGGTGGCGAAATCATGTAAAACTCCGGCTTGCCAAAGTTCGCATCTCGAATATCAGTATCAAGATAAATTGAGGTGGTATCAGGGTAAATATCTCGCTTATCAAAAATTTCTAATCCGTTAATCCTGCGTAAACGGTTGATATTAATAGGCTCGCTTAATTCCTGCCCATCGTCAGCAAGGATAAGAGCACAAGACATACCGAACAGTCTGTCCCAATATAAAGCTTCTGTAAGCTTTTCCTGAACAAACAGCTTTTCAAGCTCCTGCAAGATACAATCGTCAGAATCGCCTTCGATTTCTATAAAATTCTTCATAGCATCATCGGCAGCCATTGTAACAATTCTACGCACAAGAGCATTTCTGTACATTGTAGCCAAAGTCTGGTCTGTGAGTTTTCGCTCATTTAACAGACCTTCATAATTGCGAGCTTTACGTGCAATAAAAGCATCTTTAAAGCCGCTGTCTGCACGAATTGAATTATCTTTTCTTTTTGCCATTATTCCTCCTAGCTCGTTAAGCCGCCCCAGCTGCGTGAATTCATGAGCTTGTTAAACGCATCACTTGACGCATCCACCATATCATCATGCTTGCTTTCCGGGAACGATTCAAGTTCTGACAGATACATATCATTCCATTTACCTTTAAGGATAAGGACGTTTCCTGCTTGCACCTGTGAAGCAAATGGAGTAGCACGAACCTCTTTGCTGCCTGTCGGCGATACAATCTCTACCGAATATCCTGCAAGCATTGATACAAGACTTTGAGCTTGCGCCTTGCCTGCCTGTCCTGGGTCTTGCGGTATGGTGATTTGTACAAATTTATATTTGCCCTGGTCTATCGCTACCATGTTACGCAGAAGATTCCTAGCGTCATTCGCCTTTATCTGCTTGCGTTTTACATCAAGGACGATTACTCTGCCATCGTCAAGCAGTCCCATTAACACGCCTGCTGTTGCGTCGGGGTCTGGGTTAAGCGGCGTAGGCTCTGTTGCTGCCAAGTCCCAGGAACGTGCATAAGCAACGATATTTTTCGGTACAGCATCAACAAAGGTGAAGTTTTCTGTTTTAAAGTACATACCAGCAGCAGGACGGATTTTCCAGTTGCCATATAAAAGACGTTCTTTGTCAATTTCTGCCAACGCTTTAAGGTTAGCCATATACGAAGGGTCTTTAGCCATCAAAACCTTATTGTCTGTCAGTTTAGACGCGATAAACGTAACCGACTTACATTCTTCAACATTTACTCCGTGTTCCTTTGCGAGTTCATGCGGATTACTTCCCCAATAAATCGTATCATTCAGGACGCACATATAACGCACAACACCGCTGCGCTCATAAATAGGATAGCCTGTATCTTGATTTATCCACCAAGAAATAAAATCAGCTACCCAACTATCGCTGTCCGGGTTGCACGTCGCTCTTACATAAGGACGGATACCACACGTTGAACGGTTACGAGAAAGCATGTACAAAAATTGGTGACGGCTAAAATGAGTCAGCTCGTCAAAAGCTAGATAGCAGATTTCTGAGCCTTGCCAGCCTTGCAAATCTTCGTCACGCTCCAAATGCGCAAAATGAATTCTTGCTCCACTAGGACTAAAAAACCAATGTAGTTTTGGAGTTTTCTTGGGTTTTGCGCCTTGCACTTGTCCATATATTTTGTTAGCAGCATCCCACAAACCGCCTGAAGCTGTGATTTGAGTATAATTTTTTCGAAACACAACGCCGCTAAATCCTGCTATATCTTTGTGTCTTAGCCCTTCCAGGAGAAGCGCAAAGGTTTTTCCACCGCCAGCCGCTCCACCATAAATCACTATGTCAGCAGAAGAACACATAAAAGCTGTTTGCGGTCCTGGTTGCGGAGTTAGATACAGCGGCTCAAATGTATCTCTGCCGTTGTTTGGAATGTAGATAGATTGGTAAGCGTCTATTGTTTCAACGCTTGCATCTTCCGCCAGCGACAATATACCTCCGTCAGCTCCTGCCAATGTAGCAAGAGTGCGAATTGCATTAACATCGCTTTCTTTTAAAGCTTTGTTAAGCAACTTTGCTATCATTAAGGCTTGATAGTTTTGATCTTGCTCGTCTAAGCCGAAAGCGTGTAAAAAACTTTTTGCTTTATCGTCGTGTACTTGTGATTCAAGTATCGTTTTTGCTATCTGCTGTAAGTTTTTTTTCGCCCGTCTTATTTCACCAGATTTTTTCCCACCAACAGTTCCTCTTTTTCTTGCTTCATCCTTGCTTCGGACAGGCCTTAAATTGCTAACATTTCCTCGTGCTGGCACATTAAAACACCTGTCCTTTCTTTAGATTTTATTTATTGTCTACAAGGTAAAATTCTTTTCGCAGTTCGGCGTTTACCAAGAATTGTCCACCACAAGATGCAGTCTTTGTTTTTACTCCTGGCTTTTTGATTCCTCTAGCAGTCATACAAGAGTGTTCACCCTGAATAACTACAATAACGTCCTCTGTCCCTAAAATTTTTGTAAGAATGTCGCGAATTTCCTTGCCGATACGCTCTTGAATTTGCAGACGTTTTGTTACTGCGTCAGCAATACGTGCAATCTTGCTAATGCCAATAACTTTACCGTTAGGGATATAGCCTACATCAACAGTCATGTTATACATGAGTGCGATATGATGCTCACAATAAGAAAAGCAGTTAATGCCTTTTAACACCACTATATCATTGTTATCACAGGAAAAGCACTTGTTGAATTTCTTCGCGATTTCATCGTTGCTGACACTTGCGTACTCTAATTGCTCCATTAGCATTTTTGCGAACCGTTTAGGGGTTTCAATAAGTCCCTCTCGGTTTGGATTTTCACCAATGCCCTCAATAATAAGCCTTGCGGCTTGTTCTAGCTTTTTAGCGTCCATGTTACACGCCCCTTTTATCTTTATCCCAAATAATTTTATGAAGCTGCACTTGTACGCAGATGTTATACGGCGAATTTTTTGCGTACTCTACAAGCTCCGCAGGTTCGATTGCGCCCCACACTGGCGAGATGTAAACTTTTGCCTGGCATTTGTTTTTTTTGCAATAGTCAAGCACCTGGTCTACGTCGTTAAAATCTTCTTTGCTGCCAACTACAAATTTTATAACGTCCTTTGCGTTAAGGTGCTTGTAATTATCCATTAGCATTTTATTAGATTCGCCAGACGTGCCGCACTTGTAATCAATGGTATAAAAAATACCGCTTAACCTTTTTTTGTAAAGCGGTACAGCACCATTTGTTTCGATATTTACCTCATATTTGGCTTTGTGCAGCAGTTCAAGAAGCGGCTGCAAGTCGTGCAGGAGTGGTTCACCGCCGGTAATAGTTACACGCTTGCAGTTATACTCGCTTATCTCATCCATAAGCTCCTGCTCATTATAACTGCTGGCAGCATCTGCGAATTGTTGAGCATAGATTGTATCGCAATAGCTACAACGCAGGTTGCAGCCAGCCAAACGAACAAATACAGAAGGATAGCCAGTTCGCTTTCCTTCTCCTTCGATACTTTTAAAAATTTCCACTACATTATATTTCATACACGGCAACATTCCCTTCGCTTTCCTGCACTGACACCTTAACGCAGTGCGGGACTTTTTCGCAAATCCAACGAGCAATGTTTTCTGCTGTCGGATTGCATTGTAAAACGTCGTTTAAATATTGATGGTCAAGCATATCAGAAACAAGGTTTTTAATATGCTTGAAATCTACTACCATGCCGTTAGCGTCTAAGGTTTCGCTTTGGCAAGTTACGCAGATAATCCAATTATGTCCATGTAAATTTTTGCACTTACTTTCATAATTTAAAGAAAGTTGGTGTGCTGCCGAAATTTCTAATCGTTTTGTTACTGTATACATATTATTTCCTCACTATAAACAAAATTTCTTTAGAAGCTTTAGGGAACGGAATAGACATGAAAGCAGTTAGCCAGTCGTTAGGCACATACTTTTTTAAAGAGTTGTAAAACTGTTTTAAACTGCTGTCTGGCATTTGCTCATAAAACGCTTTCATTTCTTTAGCACCCATCACAAGTCCTACCTCGTTTTCGATTTTTAATCCAATTTGTTTAATTTCCGCTTTTAACTCGTCATACCCCCACTCATAGACGTGCGCTGCATACTGAGTGTTATAGCCATTGCCCGGAGTATTAGGGCAGGAAAGAAACATTACTGCTCCTGGCTTCATAATTTTATAACACTCTTTTAAGCTTTGCGCTCCTACCGTCTTATGCATATGCTCTAAAGCTGATGTGTAAATAACAAAATCAGTTGAGTTAGCAGGAACAACCTTTGTCATTTCAGCAACATCGCACAATTTCCAAGAAACTTTAAACGGATAGTAAGTTTTTAACTCTTCCATAGTAAGCTTTTTGGAAGCTCCTCGCATAGCTTCTTTAATGTTGGTCTTACAAATATCAACGCCTGTGTAACTGTTGATATTTTTTGCATGGTAGCGCAAGAGTGGCAGCATTAATGAACGTCCACAACAAACGTCGACAACGTTCCACCCTGTTTTTGCCATCTTTGCAGCTGTATAATGCTGAATGTAGTTCATAACATCTAAATTACTAAAAAAGCCGTCATGGAACTGTGTATAAAAATTTCTCATTTGATATGTAGTGCAATGAACATCTTGAATGTTCATGCCAGGTTCTACTTTATGCACAATTTTTTTCATTTTGTTCTCCTTTAATAATGGCTAGCGACATATTCGCTAAACTTTACCCACTCAACAAAATTGTTAAGAGCAGTTTTTTTGTTTTTAACCCTCATGCCTTCTGGCTTGTCATATTTTACGAGTGTTTTTCCATTAAATCTGTAAACGTGCCCAAACCTGTTACCAGAAACCCATGACGAAGAATCTACACTATCAAAATGGTATTTTTGTAAACCTTTAAGGTTTGTGTACCCTAGTCCATGAATTTTAGCACCTCTTTTGTGAGCTTCATTTATAAACCAAGTAAAGTGCTGGTGTTCGCTGGGCTTGATTTCCTTTATTGCAATCCCTCCTAGAGCTACGTATGGGTAATCGCTGCACATTTTTAAGAACTCTTCTTTCCCTCTGCTGCGATGCCAAACGGGTATAGGCTTTTTACCTGTCTTTCGCTCGATATAGTTACGAATTTGTAGCACTTCATCATATCCGATGATAGGGTCGATGTCGAGCTCAAAAAACTTTTTTATGTCATGCCTATTGATATACTCAATGTAAGCATCAACGTATGATTTAAGATTGATTTTTTTTGTGTTACCTGTCAGCATACTAAAAGCTCCAGAATCAAGCATATAATCATCGTAATACGGCAGATATCTCTCCGACTCTGCCGTTGTCTGTAAGAACGATTCAAGGATGTTTACTTTGTACTTTTTTGCTCTTTACTACATTCTTTTGCTTCACTTTCACCGCCTGCAAGAAATGATTTTGTTGTCAACTTGCCTTTTTGTTTTCTTGGAGTAGCCCAATTAATTACCGTTTTACTGTATATTAGCTCTCTCCATGGAACATCGCTCGCAAGAAACAGTTTCATTATTGCCCTCCCGAATAGCAACTCGCGGTAGCTCATACCACCAGCTAAATACAGTTTCATATTTCAAATTTTTCACCGCAATGTGGGCAGGTGACAATCTTTTTGTCTGCGCTTACAGTTTTAGAACTAGCGTTACTTTCCTGCGTGTTTGGAGCGGCTTCAAAGAAATCTGCAATATCATCTTCGCTATCGCTTTCACTGAACGAGCTATCTAAACCTTCACCAGCAAAACCAAACTCGCTCATATTTAAGCTTTCTACTTCTTCTAGTTCTAATGCAAGTTTTTCAAAATCCCATTCAGCGATTTCTCCTGTCTTGTTATCTGCTAGACGATAAGCTCTTGCTTGCTCATCTGATAAGTCCCCGGCAACAATTACCGGAGCTTCAGCTAAACCTAGCTCCTGTGCTGCAAGATAGCGTGTATGACCTACAATGATAACATTATCTTTGTCGACTACGATAGGTTGATTGAAGCCAAACTCTTTGATAGAGTTAGCAACCTTTTCAACAGCTTCTTCGTTGTTTCTTGGGTTGTTTTCATACGGCGTAATGTCTGATAACGCCATTAATGTAATTTTGTTTCTTAAATCCATGATGTACCTCCATTTTTTTACAATAAAAAAGGACAGTGCTTTTTTTACACTGTCCAATAAAACTATAATAATTTTAGCAACTCTTCCGCTCGCTGACGGTCAGTTTTGACGATTTTTGCGAATTGCTTTATAAGCTCCCATTCATCATCGAACGCTCTAATATTGCGTCCCTTGCGTTCGCCAGCAGCAGTCTTTCCTTTCGGTCTGCCTGCTCCCTCGCGAACACCGCCCCATTTTTTACTTTCCATGTTAACTCCTACTTATCCACCAATACAACATTACAATTCCACTAGCTAAGCCATGCGCCCACAATACCCATTCATGCAGGCTCATTTGAGGAAAATTTCTTACTGCTTCGACTACAATGCCAATAGTGAACAACCAAATTAGTATTTTCATTTTTGTTAAAACGTGGTAGAATATAGGCAGGAGGACGATTGCTCGTCCTACCTGCTGCCCTCTTTATTTACGCTTCTTGCTCTTGCGATTTACAGGGGGCTTTTTTGCTGCTTTTTTTTGCTGTTTTTTAATTTTTTCCTGTATTTGCATTGCTACCAATATAGCGTTTACCAGGAAATAAACAGTTTCAGCTGCATTTTTAAAATCCTCATCCACGTTTTGTACCTCCTTTCTATACTTATATTATACTATATTTTTGTTTATTTGTAAAGTGTTTTTTCAAAAATAATTAGTTATATTTTACGCATTTAAAAAGCCGTCTACATTTGTAGGCGGCTTTTTGAGTACACAACATATTTTTAGGAGAAGGGTTTATTATCCAACTGTTGCATCTTAATTATATCATTCCTTTAATTGCCTTGTAAATGACACCTTACTGACATGATTTTAAAAGGTGCTCTATTTGTATCCTGGCAAACTCTGCATCTTCGGCTGTGTAGGCTTTTTCACAGTAGCCATTACAGGCAGGCTTTGTTTGGTCTTTTTTGTAGCTAAAAATAACATCCTGGTATACAGCAAGCTGGCGCATCTGTTCATAAGCTCCTATGCTTATAACATACTCCCAAAACGCTCTTAGGTTATCTTCACCTTTGCTATAAGCTGCTATATACTCATTTAGCAAATCATGTAAAGGTTTATCCATTTTTAGCTCTGCACTTTCTTATTTTAAGAGCATTGCTGGAAGGATTTTCGCCAAGATACACGCCTTTGGTGTATGGCAGATATGCTGAAACAGTGCTCTTGCTTACACGCAACTTTTCGGCTATGTTCTCTACGCTGTAACCTTGCTCATGCAAATCATTGACCTGTATGGACATATCACTTTCATATGCTCCGGCATCAATGAGAACCTTTCTGACTTTCTGCTCTAAAACGCGAAACAGTGCAGCTACTTTTTTAATGCTGCCTTCGGCATTGTAAGACTTGATAATATCTTCCGGCTTCAAATGATCACGCCCTTTCGGTTTGCTTATCTATATTGTTGTTGCATATACGCCTGTAATTCTTTGGCAAAGTCTGCGTGTTCCTTGATATAGGCTTTAACTATCTCATAGCACTCTGCGTAGTGCTTGCCTTCCTTGTTTTTGTTATTGGTAGCAACCTTAATAGCTGCATTAAACAGTGTAGCCCCGCCCTCATTTTTAGCATCTATAAAATCTGCCAACGCTTCCGGAACTAACACCGTAATAGTTTTTTCCTGCTTATCGTAAGAATCGTTTAAAACGTCGCAGAAACTGTAATCAGTTTTATATGTCCTGTAGAACATTGTTACATGTTTGCAGCCAATTTCTGCTTCTATAGCACGGCGCTCTTTGTAACACTCGGAGCATACGCCATATTCTTCAAAATAACGAATCTTACGTTCACGCTCATCACCTTTGCCGTACAGCTGTACCGTTCCAGTGTGACCGCATGAAAAAGTTACTTCGTACTTCATTTGCTCGCCCTCTTTCCGTAGCAGTACAAATTCCACGCTTGGTCATCTTGTTTCCACAAGTCTACAAACGCTTGACGTTCCGCGCGAATTTCTGCGTCGATTTTACGCTCATATTCGATTGGGTTAACGCCTTCAGGAATGTACTGCAAAGCTTCGCTGAAGGAAAACTCTTTAATATTGCCAACACCTTCACGATGAATGTCAGCAGCTTTCTGAGCACAGTCACCGCACAGGAAGTTGTGCGAGTTTACACCGAAGTAATGCTTGCCGCAATGCTGGCAAACCTTTTGGGTACCAGCTGCTTCTGCAATTAAGGAGCGAATTTTCGCAAACAGCTCCTTACGAGTCGTTTTCTTATTGAAGCGGAAAACTCTTTGTTCACCGCCAATTTTTACAACACACGCCTGACGATGTGTACGCCAGGTGAACTCGACTTGACCTATCTTCATGATTTACTCCCTCCTTAATTCATGCGGCTGAGAATTTCCGCCTTAATTGCTTCTTCATACTGACCAGATTTACCCAAGCAAGCTTCCAGGTGTTGAGTATTGTACATTACCATTTTTTCATACTCTTTCACTAATTCCTCTTTACTCATATTCTTTAAAGCAGCGATTTTCTTTTCTAACATCTTAACTGACTTCCTTTCTTGTAGGCTTTCTATCTTCCCTACAATTATATTATACTATATTTCTCTGCTTTTGTAAAGAGTTTTCTTTATAAAATATTAGTTTTCTTCTAAGTCTTCTCTAGTCATCTCATACTCAATACTGCCGTCACGCTTGCGCAGAACTACCTCAAAGTCACAGGCAGTTGCAAGCTCCAGCAGAAGCTTAAGTGATTTGCATTTTCTTACCTTGTAATTTAAGGACATTGGAGTAATGCCCATTTCTCTGGCTAACGCAGCCTGGGTTTTTCCTGTAGAAGCGATTAAGACTTTAATTTTGTTTTCAATCATCATAGTAGCACCACCTTAAGTATTTTTATCTCTTATCATTATACAGTGTTCTCTTTACATAATCAACATAAGCTTTTATAAAAATATTGCCTGCGAGATTTCCCGCAGGCTTTTTGTTAAGCTACTTCAACGATAGTTTGCAACCACGAATCACTTGACGCATCAATAAGCCATTTTTTATTATAGCCATTATAATGCCTGATCAGATAAAGCTTTGTCTTGTCGCTTTCGTCATTGTAAAGAGAGAAGTTAGGGAACTTCTTGCCTTCGGATTGCTCTAGCTTATAAAAGTGCTCGTAAATTTCTTCTGCTCTCCTAACAGCTTCCCAGTCTGGCGTAAACTCATCAGCATAGTTGTATCGCTTTGCCCGGTCATCTGAATGTACTCTATATCCGGCAAGGTTGGGCAGCACACATATTTTATCAAACGATGCTCCCAGGCTATTCACAAAAGCAAGAATCGAATCGAAGTCATAGGCAAAATGAGTGTTACGCATACCGGTCAATTTATACTTATTGCAGTCATCGTTCGGTTCTTCGTCTGTAATGTAGAATAAGAAGTCTACGAATCCTACATACTGCAAGCCGCCATAAAGCTTCTTTCTTTCGCCAAGCATTTCACAGCAAACAATTTCAAGATAAACGCCCTTGCCGTTATCGAGGTGAAATGATGTTCTAACACGGCAGTTGCCTATGGTGTTGATGCTGCGCTCTGCCTTTTCCCAGCCAGCACCTTCAAAATACAATGTTTTCACGTTAACCACTACCTTTCTATTGCTCATCGGTTGGAACTATTTCAAATTCTCCTATGTCAAACGCAGTTTCCTTAAATTTATCAAAAGGTGTCATATTAGCATACACCCTTTCTGATAATCATGTGCCGGAGCACTTCTTCGGTAATATCCATTGCTTTGTGAAGCTCGAGTACACACTTCTTACTTGCATGAAATGTAACCAGGACATAAATACCATTCTTATAGTCCTGAATTACATAAGGCATCCTTCTTTCTCCCCAGCGGTCTGTTTTTTCAACTACACCACCATTAGAAGCTATTAAGTCATTGAACTTCAAGATAACATCTTCGACTATTTTCTGCTCCGGGCGAATAATGTACATAATTTCATAAGCGTTCATTTTTCTTTCCTCCTTTTACTTTTTTTAAGTCAAAAACAACAGCATTTTCTTTAGGCAAATATACACCTCCGACTTTGTATGAAGAACAGTCGGAAAAATTCACACCCATTAATAACGAAACCCTTTTTTTAAAATCATACGAATTGTATCTAACCCAATTACTTGTTGACCTAAACGGAACGGCCCAATTATCGGATTTTTGGGCTGATTTTATAGCCAACAGCCTTTCACTGTCTTTGAAAAAAATTTGAATATATTCACATTTTCCTAATGCCTGTATAGTTCCAGACTTAAAGGTAACTCCCCCAGTTTTCGATATAGTAAACTCAATTTCTTTTTTAAAAAAATACTGCTCAAATCCCTGTAACATTTACTACTCCTCCTTACATTTGTTCATCTTCCTGGAAACTGTAGTAACTGCCGTCACCTATAATGATATGATCATAGCAAGGTATTCCCATTATTGCCCCGGCTTTAACAATATTCCTGGTTAACTTTTTATCGTCAGCACTAGGTGTTGCAAGACCTGAAGGATGATTATGCGCTACAAAGATTGCAGCAGCATTTTTCATGATGGCATACTTGAAAATCTCTCTAGGATGAACATAACAGTTAGTCAGCGTTCCTTTCAGTATAGCTCTTGCCTCAATTATTCTGTTCTTGCTGTCTGCTGCAATAACCCAGAATTCTTCATGATTCAGATACCGCAACTTCGGCATCATAAATTCAGCTAAATCTCGCGGATTACAGCAGTGTCTTTTTTCCTCAGCTTTGGTTTCGCTAAAAGCTCTTTTTCCTAACTCTACACCACACAAGAAAGCTTCTGCTTTCTGTTTGTCTAATCCATACGCTTTCAGCTCGTCGGTATCTTCCAGGCGATACAATTTCTGTGCCGTCAGTTCGGAAACCTTATAAGCTTCTTGCCCCAGCAACGCTTCGCATAACTCTTTGTAACTTTTATCTGCTACTTTACACATAACTTTTACTCCAATCTTTTTCCAGCGCACACCTTTCGGTGCACGCTGGTTCTTTTGTTTATGCCTGTTTGTAGGGGTAGTAGCTTTCCGGCATCAAAAGCTTTTCACGCAGTGCATCGATTTTCTTTTGGCGGCGTTTTGTATTTGCCATGAGTTCATGGAACTCATCTCCGGCAAGAGGAAGCGTTTTCAGCATCAGTACATACTTTATAAGTTGTCTTGTTCTCACATTAATCACATCCAATCTTCACAATTCTTAAGATATTCTTTCTTTGCTTCAAGTAAAGCTTTTTTCATAACCGGATCAGAGTTAACTTGTTCATAAGTTAAAAGCAAAGCATCCAGCGTATCGTCAAGTTCATAAGTTACACAAAACTCATGGTTAGCAAGTTCGTAATGAAAAGCTGATTTCAAGAAGTCGAAATCTTTCATGTGCTCCTTCTTTTCGATGTTCAGGCGTTTTACCAAATCATTATGGGCCTTAGCCTGGGCACGAAGGATATATCCTCCGAAGCCGATTTGATAAACCTTGTCGGTATCATTAGAAGCTAAACCAAATCTTTTCATGCCTTCGTTAAACTGTTCTTCAGTAAAAGCAAAGAACATTTTATCTTTGGTAAAGCTTTCGTATTCCTTTTGCTGTTCGTTGATTAAGGTTGAGTAATCTTTGTATTTCAACATTATGTATCCCTCCTAAAAAGTCATAAATTTCATCATTGGTTTTTGGACCTTAAATTCCATATCTCCGATATGGTTATTGATTCTTGTCAAACATTTTACGATAGCGTTTGCTTCACTCTCACTAAACGGCATGCAGTCGCCTTCCTCGTTTGTGTAGCACAGAAGCACGTTACCACACAAGCACTGATCATGTAATCTACCGTAACCGTAAATCACGCTTGCCAGCTCATTGGCTACCGGGTTTTCGTTTTTCAGAAGAAACTCTTCATCGAACACCATGGTAACTGCTGGAATAATTCCAAGTTCGCCGTCAAATTCTACTAACTGGAGCGGCATATCCTTAATCTCGACAAGCTCGCATTCGCAAAGCTTGTACATAGATTCCAGGGAAATAGTGGGGAATACCTCCATCATTGGGACCTTCTCCACAGAATTGGTTTTGCCGTTGTCATCGACCACGGTTTTGATTAAAATTGCATAGTTCATAAAATCGACTTCCTTTCTAAAGCTATTGGCAAGGACTTTGAACCTTCTGCCTGGTAGCTTTACAGGAGCTTATGCTCCTGTCATCAGCTTTTATTTAGCTTCTTCGATTGCTTGCAGCATATTTGCAAGCTTTTCAACCTCATTCCATTTTCGTTGCGCTTTATTTCTAGCAACGCTGCTTTTAGGGAATTTTTCTTCAATTTTTTTAAGGTCGAACCAATCTAGCAGTGCTTCTCTTAATGCTAATGTTATTTTTTCTTGTGTCATTGTTTAATTCTCCTTTCTTAATTCTTCACGAAATTTTACCAAGCATTCGAAATATCCCATGTTGTTTTCATGAGCATAAGCTCTTAAGTTTTCATCAAGGGCAACCAGTTCAAGCATTTCTTCCTTACTTGCAGTTTTCTTGTTAGCTTTTGCTTCAATATCTTGAATTCTTTTAACTACGTTGACCATTTTATTTTCCATTTTCCAACTTCCTTTCTTGTGGGCTTTCTTATTTTCCCTGCACTTATATTATACTATAAAACTCACCTTTTATAAAGAGTTTTCTTTATAAAAGGTGAGTTTTTCTTGTTATTTTTTGATATTCTTTTCTTCAGCAAGGCGAGCTGCCCTTCTGCGCTTTTTATCTTCCAGCAGGTTCACGCCGTCCACGCCAAACAGTAAAGCGGTTAGCTGCTCAACGGCATCGTTTGTGTCACGCCATATCTGCCTTTCGCTCACTGACCATTTTTGCGCAAGACTTGCTACTATATCAGTAACATACGCTTCCGGCGGACAAGGTTTAAGGAACAGCACGTCAAGCACATCTGCCCGGCGCAAATCCTCCTGCTTGCCGCTGTTATACCTGGTCTGCTTGTAAAGTGCTATCATATCGTCCATGTAGTTTATCAGCACTTTTGTTCGCATCGTTGAGCTTATGATGCTTTCAAGCTTTAGCTCATTAGCTCCCATGCTTTTCAGGTTTTGGAACGAATCAAGAATCTCGATAGCTGAAATCTGTTCATCGTCGATATTGACAATCTCGCTAGTCTTTAACGCTGCGTGTTCCTGAAGGCTTCTGTAATTTTTTAGCAGCAAGCGCACATTATACAGTCGCTTGTCGAAATCCCTTCGCTGTGCTTCTTTGCTGTACAAATCATCACACAGCTTTTTAGATGTCTTTTTGGCGGTCTGCTCTGCCACACGTTCGATAAGTTCTTCGAAATACGCCAGCGGAACGGTTATCGTGCTTTGATTTTCATTTACAGTCATATCTTCCATGCGCTTACTCCCTTCTGTTATTTAAGTTCTTTGATAAGGCGGTCAAGATACCACCTTGCTTTTAGACAATCTTCTGCGCCGTTCTTTTCTTCGTAACGCCATAAATATTTAATAATGTTGGCAACGCAGACAGCTTCAATGCCTGTTTTGCCAACGGTAGCAGCCTTTAGGGCATCTATACACTCAATACCGCCTTTGGTGTAGTGTTTCGGATGATTTACGTTATCCTCAGGGAGCGGCATTGTAAAGCTATCTTTTGAATTCTTCGGTGCTTCTTTGACAATAACGTATTTATCATCTTTTAATCCGATAAAACTAAATGGAGATTTAAACACACTCATTATTTATGCTCCTTTATCCATTTTTCGTGTCTGGCAACTGCTCCAGCTGTAGGTGAAAGCGTTTCAAGATACATGGCTTTCAGTATTTTACACTGCTGGATTTTCCATTCGCTAAAAGCATTACAAGTAGCGTGGCAGCCTATTTTTCTTTCTGTGCATCCTCTGCATAGTGTTTTCATGTAGCACCTCTAAAATAATTCTTGTTGGTTGCTTATATCATTCGGTGTTTTTGTGGTAATGTCGGGATATGATCCTGCAAACTTTTTCATCCGGTAATCGTAATACTTTCCGTCGGCAGCCATATAGTTTGCGTCAACTTCCTCAGGTGTCGGCATATAATATTGCGCTGGTAAAGGAATATCAGTGCACAGCTCTTCAAGTCTGCTCTTTCCGTAAATTATATGATTCCTTATTAAATTCATGTTTTCGCCGTCAGGATAAAAAGGGTCTTGGCATCCATAGGACCGGATATGTTCCCACCGCAAAAAACTGTCTATAAGCATTGCTGTTTCTTCTTTGATTTGTTCTTCAATGCTTTTTTCTCTTTTTGGCATTTTATACACTCCCTACATTTCTTTTGCTTCCGGGTAATACATCAGCTCAATAAATTCTGAACTTTCTCCCTCGCTGGCTATCTTTATAGCTTCTTCAGGCGAAGCAGCTAACACTTTTTCACGAAAATCAACTTCGCCCGAAAACAAACTGCGCCAGCTAATAAGATAAAGCTTAGCGTCCTGTTGAGCCATAACCGCCACCACGAACAGCACTTGCTTCATCGTCCGAGGTTACGCAGTAACGCACGAAGATTCCCTGTGCACAGCGTTCACCTTCTCTGATAATGATAGTTTCGCTGCCGTTGTTTCTGAATTTAACACCTATATTGCCGTCATTGTCCTGGTTGTTAGCATAATCGCTATCAATAATGCCTACGCTGTTAACTAGCGACAAATTGAACTTAACCGCAAGACTGCTGCGGATGAACAGCATCAGAACCATATCGCCAGGCATAATAGCTTTAATGTTCAGCGGAATAAGTACGCTTTCACCGCCAGCTGGAACAAAAATATCTGTCGGTGCGTAAAAATCATAGCCAGCAGAAAACTGTGTGCTACGTTGCGGAAGCTTCGTGTTCGCTGGTGCGTCAATCGTCGGTAAAAATTTAATCATCTTAAAAACCTCCTAAAATATCTCTCCAGATTATAACCAGGATTCCAATAGTACCCATAATAGCAAGAATTTCCATACAAATGCTTGCAACAAGATGTAAATATTTCAAATTACCACTCCCTGTTTAACATCCATAAAGCTACACACATAACAGCTACGTCAAGCAGTGTGCAACTTACAATATCAATTAAGCATATTTCCATTGGTTGCACCTCTGGCAATCTCTGCTAACTTTGCTCTTTGTGCTTTTACTGCATCAAGCAGCGGCTTTTGAAAGCGGCAATCATCGTCTAAAGCGATTCTTCCGGTTTCCTCTAGTTTGTATTGCATATACTCAAAATTGCCTTCAAGCGAAATTTGCATTTGCTGTAACATCCAATCCGGGAATTTTTCCATATTGGCGATAAGCTCGTTTTCAATGTCTACTAACGCCTGTGTACCTAAACGATGTACTGCATATCTGAATGCAAACAGCAGGACAATTAATTTTTCACGTTTCATTTTTTTTGCTCCTTATTGTAATGAACTAATTTTGCCGCTTCTGTCATCATGCTCATTAATTCTTGCATAGCCATTTCTTCACCATATTTGCCACGCACACCTAATGCTGCCTGCGCCATCGTACCAATGATCAAGCTTTTGAGAATAATGTAATTTCCTGATGCACAAACAACATCATCGTTATTGCTGTCATTATAGGCAATTATAAAAGATGCTCCACATTCTTGTAGCAGCTCTTTCGCCTGTTCGGCTTTCTTGTAATCAATCATCATTTTTCAACCTTTCTTATCCAAACGCCATTAGCTAACTTCTCTAAGTCTATTTTCTCCCGGCAATGCGGACAAATCGGCATCATATCATTCTTTCGTCCCATATGTTCTTGCAGCATCTTTAGTACACGCTTTTTTGTGTCCGGGTCAGGCGAAAATTTTAATATTTTCATTTTTCCTGCTCTTTCCAGTATACAATTTCTCGCCCACAATAAGGACAATAGCCGTATTCTTCATAACGGTCAATAAATTCAGCATTACACTCGTTGCACCTGTATTCTGACACTAATTCATCACATATAAAACGTTGCAACCGTATTACTGTTGTTTTTTCCATGTTCCTTCCTCCTGCCTCCTTTTACATATCTCCACGCATTTTAGCTTCAAACATTGCTCTCAAACGTGCTTGTGGGTCGCTCATAGCCTTTGTAACAGCTTCTGTGGCTTTCTTTAATTCGTTGTTAATCTCTATATACTCAGGCTGTTGCCGTACATGATTTTTAGCAGCATCTACTGCGTGACTATCATACTGCATCTGTACAAGCGACTCCAACGCTTTTAAGTCCGCCTGCAGTTCTACAATCTCGATAACAAGCAGCATCAGCCGTGCCGATGTCTTAATATCTGCAATGTCCAACATACGTCTAATTTGGTCTTTGTTAATCATTTAATCAACCTCCCATATATCGGGATAAATTGTCAATTTGCAAGGCGAAACGGTTTTAGTATCGTGAAAGATGCAACCTTTGCAGCGTTTCCGCTTGCTGCACATTGCCTTTATGAGCCGGGCAGCTTCTATAGCTTCTATAGTTTTTATTTTTTTCATTTTTACCTCCTTATAAAAAGCGGCGGCGTGGGAATTCTCAGCAATGCTTACTGCCATTCGGCAACCCAGCCGCCGCGCCCATGGGCTAGTTATTTATTTTTACTGTTTATAGTTAAAGCCAAGGAACCGAGAATTTGCAAGGCCTCATCCTTAGTATCATAAGTGCCATAGACACATTTCTCTCTGTCTGTATACGCGCAAACATCCCACTGTTTCTTGATGCCTCTTTGATGTAATTTAACCGCATTTATTTTCTTTGCTTTAATCCATTGCGTTTCGCAAATCTTAATCAGCATTTTTTCACTCCTTACTGTCTACGATTTTTCGGCCATTTTTTGACGGCTTCCGGGTGCTTTGCTTTCATTCTTTGCACAAACAATTTTTTTAAACTGAACCACGCATATCTATTTCTTCTAAAAACAACATTTACGGCACGTCTAATCATTACTAATCGTGGCAAGAATTCACTTCCGGGCGGTTTCAAATGTTTGTAGTCGTTTAGCTTATTGCCAATGGTTCTTTTCATGAATGTCACCTCAACTTTTTCAAGGGACTTTTACGTAAAACAGCGTCTTCGTAAAAAATCCTTCCTATGCCCACAGGACACCATTGTTTTTGTACCTGCCTAAGCCAAAAACCTCTATAAATGCTTTATGCAGGTCGTATGTCTTGCCATATGCAGTAATTACAGGATTATAATTTTCTGGTAATGTAATATCTTTCAACACATGGTAAATTACACGAGATTGTTTTTGGTTAAATTCAGCACCACAATCGCAAGCAAAGAGAAAATCAGCTATTTCATCTGGTACTTTTTCCTCGACTTCCTCTATAAATACATTATCCATATCTGAAAAAGGCGGTGTAATAGCAGCTATAAGTGCTGTTTTAACGCCATATGCTTCCGCAACTGCCAACCGATAGCGGAGTAATGCACCATAACCAAAATCATATTCGACGGTTCTACGTTTATCACTTAATGTTACACACATCTATTAATTCCCTCTTTCTTACCCACTTCTTGGCAAACAGCCGCAAGTAATGAATATACCCGTTATCGGTCAGCGGTTTAACTTCTTTACGCACTTTAGGCTTTAAAACTGTTGTGATTGGATAACCATCTACAATTAAGCCCGCACCCTTTTCCTTACACATAGCTTTAACTTCGTCTTTATGCTTGCTGTAAAGCTCCTGTGGAACGAAATAATAGAAGCCTTTAACGTCTGGATGGTCGTGGTATTTATTTTTCTTTTGGTCTGCTCTAAAATCAGCAACGCTGATTTTAATTTCGACTTCGTAAAGATAATTGCTTTTAGTGATGTACAAGAAGTCTGCTTCATAGTACCATTTGTATCGGTCTTGCCGTTCTCCGCCGTCCCATACCTTCCAGTACTGGTCCATTATGATATTCGGACCGCAATCTAAGCCACGTTCAATGCCATATAAGCACCCTAAACGTGAGCTAAGACTATCTTCTGTATGTTTGTCGCCATAATTCATTTAAAGCCTCCTATAGCTTATACTCCACACCCATTTCCGCAGCCACAGCAGGTAATGCAGCTTCAGCTTCTGCACGAGTACGATATACCCAGCCTGCTTTGTAGAGTGCAAAATCTGCGGGATTGTTAGCCCAAGTGTACAAAAGCACAAGCCATGCGTCATCTACTGACGAGTACCAAAACCCCCAGTATTTTTCACCTTTCTTCGGCTTCCAAGGCATTTTAACGATTTCGGCGTCGCCACAAAGAATGTCACACAACGTAGCATTATCTTCGTCTTTCGCTACATGGTCGCCAGAATGAAGTCCGTCTAAATCAAAAAAGTAGGTGCGGGCATTGCCTTCAATTTTAAACTCTTCGCAAATCTCCACGCCCAACATACGGGCGATTTCAGGAATAAGATTTTTCGCCATTTTCTTTATCTCCATTTCTTTTTGCATTCATCGCATTCATTGCAAAAAAAGCCTATATATACAAGATACGCAAAAAGCGGCGTAACAATTAGACCAAGGATGGTAAATATTTCGTCGTCAGTTCCAGCAGTTAATAATAATTCTGCCATGTTATCACTCCTTATTTATTCAATTTCTTCTGCTTCGGTGTATTCGACTTCATCATCGCATGCAATGCTAACGATAGCATCATCTGTATCGCATACCCCAATTAATTTGTCATATCCACCATTGCCGACGAAATCCATAGGCCCAGAGCACTCTTCATACGCCTTCTCAATGGCTTCTTTTTCATTTTCCGCTTCTAATTCTACTTCTATATATGCTGTTACTTTACCGGAAACAATATATTTTTTCATCAGTTATCACTCCTTATCGCTATCTTTATAAATCAGTTGCAGTGCTTTCATTGTTATGTTGTGCAGCAGTCCAACAGCCGTTTTATCGCCATGTTTATCACGAATCAACTTGCCTACGGACTGCATTGCCGCCACAATGCAGTCCGCAACCTTTAATGCGTTACCTTGCACCTGTCCTGCTGTGCAGCCGTTCTCTTTGACATAAGCGAGTATATAATCTACACCGCTTTCATCTAGCAATCTCTTCGCCTGTTCTGCTTTTTTATAGTCAATCATTATTATCACCTCTCCAGTCACGCACCCCGTCAATAATCGCTACGATTAACCCCATCCATTGGATAATAGCCACCGGGATAAGTGCCACCACAACTACAATTGCCACAAATTCATCTAACGTCATTACTCTTTCTCCTTAATGTCCTCTACGTAGATGTCTACGATTTTTCTGCCACAGTAAGGGCAGTACGCATAATTATCATCACGGTCAAGAAAATTTGCTCCGCATTCATCACACGCATATTCAGTTATTGGACAGTCATATACAGAGCGGCCCGTTTCCGTCACTATTGTGTCTTTCGTCTTAAATTTCATGCTATACCTCCTCAACGCCGCCCCTTCATAGCTTCCTGTAAACGTCGCTGCCGTTGTACGGTCAAGCTCACGTTTAATCGCACGGATATGAGCTGTGTAACAATTAATGCGATTAAGAGCAGTTATTTTAACTACAACGCTCCACGTGGTACTCGCAAGAAGTTTTGCTTTGCTTCTTTCGTACTTTAAACGTGAAACTTCTCTACGCAAATATTTTTGCGTTTCCGGCAGGCTATCCCACCATTTCTGACGTTCTGGAGTCATTACACTTCCTCGCTTTCTTCGCCAGCAGTAAAACCTTCTGCCTCCGCTTTATTGAGGCCTACAACGAGGCTATACGCGGCTTCTAACGTATCTGCGTAAGAACCATAGTTGGTAAACGTCTCTTCGCTGCCATTCGCCATCTTAACGAGTACATTGTAACCGTTAATTAAGGCGAGAATTTTTACAGAACAAACGTGTTCCGGATTAATAAATGTGTTGTCATCAACCTTAATCAGCATCTTGCTCCACCTTTCTAATCGCTCTACCGCAATACGGGCAAAAACCATATTTATCAGCCTCTTTCATAACATTTCCACACTCCGAGCATCTATGCCACTCTTGCCCCGCCTCATCGGTTTTCAGGCATTCCATAACGGTTTTAAAGTCGTCTACCTTGAGTTCTGACTTTTTAAACTCCAGGTTCTGAACGCTCGTCGTATATTCGTTATTGTCCCAGCAACCCGCCTTTTCTTTGATAAGAGTTGCAATGCTGTCTTGATGGCGGCGAATATAATGCTTTCTCTCGTACGCCGACTGCACAAGTTTTTCTTGTACTTCACGCAAAAACTCATAGCCTTTGTAGTTTTCCGGCTTAATCACCAAGTCAAAACTGACTTCAAAATGAATCACGTTTTTCATTGAACCTTCTCCTCCTTTACAACCACGATAATGTAATTCGCCACACGCACTCTTCTGCCGCCTAGACTGAGCTTCGACCAGCGGCGGTAGCACAAGCCCATGGAATAGATTCCATAGCCTTCGTTCATCAGACAGCGCAGTCTTTTGATTGGCGTGCGTCCCAACATATAGCTGCGGCGCGCCACTCCTGCGCAGCGACGACTTATGCGCCACTCTTTGCGGTTCTTCGTTAGTTCAGCCATTATTCTTCCTCCTCCTTTTCAATTTCTGCACGAATAACAGCCATAGCCTTGCGCAGATAATCAACGTCGCCGCTCAGCAGCCAATTTTCAAGTTCTGCATTAACAGCCTTGATTAATTTTTCTTGTTTATCCATTTTTCGCCCTCCTTGTTTATCTTTTTACTTCACGGATGGTAATCTTTGCTTCTATAAGTCCAAACTTGCTATCTTCTTGATAAGTATAAGTTTCCGCCTGTTCATCAGCTCTCATAGGACGATAAAGCACCCACATATTGTCATTTTTCCATGTAACAAGTTGCAACTTCTGATTGTCTGGCAAGATGATAGTTGCGCTACCACCTACTTTTTTAGCAATAACACTACCGGTGCTTTTGATATTATTATTCGCGCTGGCAGTTTCAACGGCGGCTCTGCTTTTGGCATTGTTAGCGTTAATCTCTTCTTCCGTTTCACCGCACCCCGCAATCAATATCGCTGTGCCTATAAGCGATAAACAAAAAACTTTTAAGGCCGCCATTCGTTTCTGGTGTCGCCAATATTGGCGAACTTCTTCTTTATCCATCATGTTCTTCAACCTCCTTTAACCTTTCGCCTATTGCCCTGGCAACATTCACTGTTACGCCGTTGCCAGCTTGTTTATACAGTTGAGTATCGCTTATGCCTGCCGCTTTCGCTTTCTCAAAGTATTCATCGGAAAATCCTTGCAAACGCCAGCACTCACGAGGAGTTAAGCGGCGGATACGGATGTTTTCGTCAAGCAACGCTACGCCGTGCCTATCCTGCGCTGTCAAAGTAAAACTAGGCTCGCCCGGCTCTTTTATTCGTCTGCCGTTCTGGCGTTTCTCTTCTCGGTCTGGTGTTAGAACTGCGCAGCAAGTCTGCTTACGCGTTAAATTGTTTCTGCAATCAGTATCAATTGTTGGAGCGGTATCAATCTGCTCCTGCAATTGTTGTCCTTTGATGCTCATGCAGACAACGCCATTACTGCAATCTGCTGTTTGGTCGCCGCAATGTTTCGACGTTAAGGCATTGGCAATTTCTACAGGTTCCATACGTCCCTTTTCTCTGCTTTTCTCTCCACGTTCGGTATATCTAAATCGCACAGCATACAGTCCTGTTTTCCCGCCCTGCCCACCGCTTTCGCCTTTTAGCGTTCTTGCGAGTCCGTCGCTTTCATAGATTCTTTGAGCATCGGCAACTCCTTGTGTTATCTCCTTGAGTTCGCAAGGATTCTCGCCGTCTGTTCGTCTGAGAGGAAATACTTCTCGTCCACGGATGTTTCCAAGATAGCAGACAATGAACACGCGCTCCCTGTTTTGGGGAACGCCGTAGTCTTTGCTGTTGAGAGTGTCCCATTG